GCGCCTTGTGTGGCGCGCATTGTGCTTTGCGCACTGTGCCCAATATCTTACATAGTGCGCGTGGCGCAGGGTATGTAAGATATTGGGATTTGGCCTCACACCACGCGCGCCGTGTGGTGTACGTGGTGCAGTGCGCATATGCGTACATGCCCAATATCTTACATGGCCTCGATGCATACCATACACACACCACACACGTGGTCGTGTACGTGGTGGTGGTGGAGGGAAGGCAACGCACGGCGCGCCGTGCGTACCGTGGCGCGTGGTGTGCCTACCTATCCTCAGTGCACCACACACGTGGTGTGTGGTGGTGGCGCGTGGTGGTGCGTGCCCTGGCCTCAGTCTACCAGTGCACACGTGGCGCGTGGTGGGGTGTGTGCATACGTGGGCGTGGTACGTGTACGTGGTGGTGGAGGGAAGGCGCGCGCCATGCGTACGTGGTGTACTCCGGCCACCACCACGCGCCACGTGGTGGGACACATGTGGTGTGTGGTGGTGAGTAAGAGGAAGAGTAAGCACACCACACACAAGGTAAGTAGAGACACACAACGCAAACGTGTAAACAGAAACGCAATAGAACAAGTGTGTGACCCCACGACCCCCCCACGTACAAATGTTCTAAAGAACCTATGTGCGCGTCTACCACGCGGGCACCTCCGCAGTGGACTAGGCGTCGCGCTTTGTAAGGTATACCCCTACTCTCTACGCACGAGTTCCTTTTAGAATGAAAGGTAGTGCCGGTGCTGTAGGTTCACCCTGACCGAACGTACTACCCCCCTGGTGTTGCGCGCGGAGTTCCTTTTATGCCCCCTAGTCTCTAAGCATGAGTTCCTTTAGGGTGGTATAGGAGGTATGCAATGAACTTTGTTGACGACGACTGGAAGCCGCACGCAAGCCATGTGATGACAGAGTGGCATTCCACCATCTTGTCGATGGCTAGTAACGACCGTTTCGGAGACATCCGCGAATGTCAAAATTGTCATGGCGAAGAAGCGCGCGCTGGTGGAGCGGGGAGCCATGTCAGACATTATGAACTTGATTTTCTTTGTTGTGTAAGTCAAGTCAACGCTGAATGGGAAGAGGCGTTCGAGAAACATTTCGAACCTTCAAACTTCAGCACACCCGCTCTCAAAGCAGCGGTGGCCGAGGTATTCCGCGCGGGATGGAACGCGGCAGAGCTACAGAGGGCGATTGCATTAGAAGCAAAGCTGGAAATTGCTACCGAGAGGGCTGAGCAACTTAAGGAAGCACTGAAATCAACTGCTAACGCAGAAGGAAACGCATTAGAGAGGGCTGAGACGGCAGAGCGGGTAGCAGAACGTAATGCGGAGAAGGCGGGACTTCTGGATATTGTGGCTGATTGGCGATTAGACAAGGCAATAGAGCACTTCGGTGAATTGCTGGCCGTGAGCCGTAGTCTTGGTCGTGAGCCGAACCCAATTCTATATCGCTATCAAGGATGGCTGCTCATGTTGAAAGATAGTATTGGTGCCCTGACCACGCCAGCGCCAACAGAGACGGAGATGAAATGAGTAAGAAGCCTGACTGTCAGAAAGATGGTCATCTCTTCAGTATTGCGCCGTCGCGTGTCTTAGGTTGGGGACGTGTACCTGTAGCTCAATGCCTCCATTGCCCTTATCGGCGTGTCTATTGGGAGTGGTTGGTATGACCACTAACGCCGAGGGCCAGGGGTGGCCATGATGACTACCAGTGGCGGTGTGAGCGCTGCCCTGGCGCTGGTCTCGACGCGCGCGACGTATTGCGCGAGTGGGGCGGCGTCAACGTCTATAGTGGTGGGAAGGGGATTGAGATGTGGCTTATAGCTAACGACATCCCTTGTTTCTATGTACATGGTGATCTATATTGAACTTGCACGGCTCCGAGTCAAAGTACCGGAAGCAAAGGAGAGATATGAACATCCCATTTGAAAACCCTATGTTACTCGTGAAGGAGACACGGCTGAACGCGGTCGGTCTCGTGTTTGTTAAGGCGGAGGGCGCGTCGCGTCCTGTGCCTGTAGAGATGGAGAACCGGCGTGTCGGCGAAGTAGTCGACATCCCTGGCCCCTCCGTTCATTTCACCTGGTGGTCGGAGTATGGCCCTGCGCCCGTGCCTGGCGACTGGCTGGATATGCGCCTCACCAAGCTCGTGCATGATGAGGTTTACCTCTCGGCAGATGAGGCGGTGGCGCGCGATAGGCTCCGGCGGAGCGAGATCGAGGCTGCGGCAGTAGTGTTAGATGAAGAGGGGCGCGTCTTACGAATGGACGAGCGTTTGCAATTTAACACTGCGGGCCTACGTTTCCTTGTTGTCCCGCATGACGAATATGCGCGGCTGTATCACTTAGTCTAGGAAATGACGAAGGGCCGTGCACCCTTTTGGAGACGCCATGACTCGCAGCTACAGGCCTTACACTTATCACGGTTATAGTTACCCATCTATCTTCGCCAACCGTCTCGGTTGGTTCTTTTGGAAGCGCCTCTTCTGCCGCACCGGTTGGCACCTGTGGGATGAAGTATGGTCGCTGGACTTCCACGGCCTCTTTTGTGATGCGTGCGAGATTGAGGAAGAGATTAAAGATGCCGCCGACGTTTAAGTTCTGCGGTAAGTGTGGTGAGATGTACGTCTATATGCGCGTGCATAAGATCATGAGCGGGCATCGTCCCACGCCGCCGCCCACGATGCCGGAGCGTTCGATGGGCATCAGACAAGATCGTGTAGGCGGGCTATGAGCATTCGTTGGCGGAAAGATGGGCGAATGCTATGTGCGGCTATGACAGAGCCGGAAGAGAACGACACATACATAGACGACCGGCTGCACTATCAATTATCTGTAATCTCGCGCACCATTCTCGCGGACGTGAATCATGAGACAAACGGCCTATGGCATTGGGTTCATAATGATTTCCTGCGTGTCGAAGCGGAGCACGCCGTCATTGCCAGATTGGAAAAAGCATGTACGCCATCAACATCACCGCTAGTCTCGATTTAGAACGCTACACTGCGCTCGCGAAACTGCGCGCTTATGGCGGCTCTCACTATGAGGATGGCTGGCTCACCTATCGTGTTGAATTACATGATGTGGAAGTGGCTGATGAATGGGTGGCGGAGCACGCCACGGCGGGCTTTTCGCTGTCGCGCCGCGATGAGAAACGGCTGAAGGAAATGGAGAAGGAGGACGACGATGGAAATCTCGCGTAAGGATTTGCTCAAAGTCGGCGATGCCATGCGCTATGTTAATTGGGCGGGGCCATGTATGCGTGGATATGTAACGCGCGTTGGGCGGACACGCTACAATGTAGATGATGGCCGCGCCTACATCTACTTCTTCGAGGCGCATACTGAGCCATGCGAGCGCTGCACCGATCATCCGCAGACGGATTATCCACGAGGATACGATCTATAGTGCCGTAACATTTTCACGGCACAGGCGTTTTTCACAGTAGCGGTGAAAATATTAGGAGGAATGAAAATGATAACTGTTCGACTACTCGCGTATTACGTTTTTATCTTTGGTGTCGTTGTAGTAATGGCGCAATGCCTAAGCGGTGGGGCGATCTACTGATGAAATCCCTCGAAGCTATTAAGGCGGAGAACATCGCCAACGCTTGTAACGGTATCGAAGGCGGAAGACACGACCTTCGCATTCAAGGCCATCCGAATTTTTCTCGCATCTATAGAGAATTCGCCACAGCCGACAATCTCGACGTGGAGCTTACCTGCATCAAATGCGGTATCTCACGTAAGTGGCTAGGCGATCCCGACCGCCCAATCCGCGATCTACTCATCAGCCTGTATTCCGAACATGCGCTAGTGCCCACACCAGATGGTTATTTGTCCATCGAGAACCCCGTTCTGCTGCTCGATAAACTGACAGAGATCACAGAAATTCTCGCGGAGGAAGCCGATGTATGAGTCCAATGCCTTACGTACCATGACTCCCGAAGAAGTGGCGGAATGGGAACAAGCCTTGGATGCACTAGAAGCAGCACAAACTTACTCCCTCCGAAATTTCAAACAATTCAAAGGCGCGGCTGACTGGTCTCTCGACTTCACGTTCGACTTCTGCCGTCAGGGTAAGTTGCTGCGCAATCCATTTTGGGTACGGCCCCTAACTCCTAACCACAATACGCTCACACTTTTCGGGATTATTCTATTCCGTCTAAGTTTGCGTGTGGTGCTTAGTTGCACAAAGGCAAATGTCTAATGGGACAGTTAATAAAAATTGACGAAGGCTTTTGGCAGATGGTCTATACCGATGCGGAAGTTGAGGCTGCATGGTTAAAGCCGGATCGCTATTTCTTGAGCCGCATGTTCGAAGGAGAATTTTACACAGCAAAAGTAAAGTGCACCAAAGACACGGCCATCGAAATCGCTCAACTTTGGCTCACAAAAATCTTCACCGATCCAGCCTGTCAATACTACGATGGTCAACGGCTTTGGCTTTACTGCGGAGCCGCAGGGAGCAACGCGGCCACTGTCCTTGCCGCTACTGAAGCCCTCATCGATGGTTATCTTGCTGCTATACGTAAAGCCTAACATGATCGAAGAAGTAGCAGAGCTTCGGCAAGGTTGGCGCACAGTAGCGATTGATCCAACTGGCACCATGTATGGCCATCGTTCACATGATGTCTTAGCTTCCTATGATTTACAAGCCGAGTGTCGTCCAATTGTAAATGAGGATGCAGCCCAACACTGGACGAATTTTACCTTAGCCCAACGACAGGCTTTAGCTGCTAAGCATCTAGCTACTGGCGAATGTGGTTGCGGTTATTATGTTCTAAGTGATCCGCCTTTCGAGCGTATGCTTGGCGGATGGAGATGGGAGCAGCAACTTGTCACGCATTATTATAAACAGGCAGGCGTTAGTCAGACTTATTGGCATTGCGCAGTTTTTGTAACCTATTGGGGTTATGCGGCTAAATTTGATGTGCCTCTAAGTTTCGTCAACGACCTGGCGGATGAAGAACGTGAAAAACGCTGGATAAGACGGGTACAATTTGTTCGGCATGAGGCTATAATTGTACCTAATGCAATGACTGTTAAGCTTATAGCAGATATTCAATCTATCTACACTGTACCAGTCATGCATTTAGAGGAGTGGCAAAATGGAAACCGGCAAACAACGCAAGATTGAAATCATCCAAGCACCTGTGCGTGCGCCACAGCTTCAGCCAGTACGTGTACCAGATCGTGAGCGCGAAGCCGTGCCAGCGGGCGCACCCCAACGTCGATGAGATTACTCATCACTGGCTCACGTGGATTTGATAACCGAAAGTTGATGCATCGAGTCCTCCTTGAGGCTTGGGATAATGGTTATCGCGTTCTTATCCATGGCGCTGCGAGAGGTGCCGACCGTCTAGCCGCAGAAGTGGGAGAACGAATTGGTTTTGAAATCGAGGCCTATCCGGTACGTCGACAACTCGATGGGCCGTGGCCCGCTGCCGGTGTGAAGCGGAACAGTCGGATGCTCGAAGAGAGTCAGCCGCATATATGCTTCGCCTTCCCTCTAGCCGATAGCAGAGGCACGTGGGATATGGTGAATAAGTGCAAGGCGGCGGATGTACCATATGTGATTTGCACGTAAACTAAGGTTGGCGCATGATGCTAGATATGATCACATTTGCAATCCTATGGGTCGGGATTCTCAATCTCCCCCGTATCGTGAGATTGATCCGACGGGGTTTCTCCTTCCTATTCAAGGACATGGCTTGGTGTGCCTTTGGCTTCCATCGCTGGAACGAATGGCGTCACGATGGCCGGTACATCCGCCAATACAAAGCCGACATTCGGCTCTGCACCATCACAGGCTGTCGAGCACGTCAGGAGCGTTCCTATGTCTAATGCACCGTATCCGCACTGCGATTCTTTGGTACTTCATGCCCCAGGAGAATGCGTGTTCTGTGACGACCGGCCTGATCTTCAAGCCTATCGACAAGAGCATGGTTTGAATTTCACCGGTCATGGGCCTGACATGGCCTCAGCACGGCGTCCGGTCGAGACCATCAACCAATGGTCTGGAAATCGGCCTGTTACCCAAACCGATATAGATGATTTCTCCACACAAACCCGTCGCACATTCAACTTGATGGTAGCCACTAAGACGGTACTCGGCGAAGTGAATGTAGTTTGTGATCGCTGTCGCAAAGAGGTTACGGGCTGGAATACTGTACAAGGTACGTCAAACTTTTATGCACTTCGGCCAGACGATTCACGGGAGTTCCCTTGGGCCTCGTGCTTTGGGCCGGATGAGGTAATCATTTGCGATGCCTGCATGTATGCTGACCCAGGCTACATCGCAGCATACGGGTCACGTGGCTGATGGACGATCTAGTAGAGTACGCTTTAGAAAACGATGGACAGCGCCGACGCATTCGTGAATTGCTTGTGCTCCTTCGTAAGTCACATGATCTCATGGATGACTACAACGTGCAGCATGATCCGCAACAAAAGGTGCCGCGTTGCCTCTGGTGCCATACTCAAGGCGTTGACATTTTTGGTCAAATGCACACAACTGATTGCATACTCGTGCAGATCAGATTAGCAACACAATAACGGAGGAAAGAAATGCCTGAATTGACGATTTGGCGACTACGGGATTTTGACGATGATCGCGGCCCATTCAGTGATTGTACTCAGGCTGAAGTTATGGCTGCTATCGCAAATGGCGATGCAGTGGCAGAGTATGTATCGATAGAAGAGCCAGAGGTGCCGGATGCCCTTCGGCCCTAACTGCGAATACGCTACCTTCGATGAGTGTGTAAAGGCAAACAAGGATAAGAAAGACCCTGACGCCTATTGCGCTACCATCATGCGTGACACCGAAGAGCACTGCAAAAACAAGAGCTTCGTGACTGTTATGCGCGATCTCTTCACGCGGTTTAAGCGAGGATGATGTGGCTGAAATCCCTGTAGAGGAATTGACATTAAGCACCGTCTTTAGGGTGAAGCGTGTGAGGCTTCACCCCAATGATTTGCATACAATTTTTCTTACCTGTTATTCCGGCTCTCTAGTAGCCATGACGCTATATACTAATGGGTCGGAACCATGCCCCTTTTTGGAGGGCGACTTTTACGGCACAGAGATAAGTCAACATGGCGATTGGCATCTCGTGCGTTTGCCGCAAACCACAATCGATTATATTAGAATTGAAGAAGCTGCAATTGCAGCGCTCTCACCGGCTGAAAAGGCTAAGCGCACTAAGGCATGGCATAACAGAGTTCGAACCATTTCTGAAGAAATACGTCGAGAAAAGCTTCGACATCATGCTACTGATTCTGAAGAACAGTGTGAATCTAAATTGTTTCTTTCACAAAATGAGGCTCCAATTAACTGCCAGTATGTCTTAGGACATTCTGGATCGCATTGGAATGGACGCGGTATGGGCGACGGTTATACATGGGATGATGCTGATGTGCTGTAACACTAGAGTAGATGTCCGCCTTCCAAGGGACGAGATTGCGTCGATCCTGCTTATTGCGGGATTTCGTGCGACACAACATCCGCCTCTATTCATCCGTGAATTCGAGCCAATGCAGACTGAACGTCGTTGGATGGACGGCACCCCTATAACCGAAAACCGGCTAGTGCGGGCAACGATACAGCCCTATGGTGTAAGCTTCTCCCTATCCCCATCTATCGCCAGTCACACTGAGGAACAGCACGCTCTCAATGCCCTTGGTGCGGCCATCATGTTCAAAACCGTCATGACGCTAGCCGAGCGCGGCGGCGGTAGTGCACGACAACTTCTACTGATGGCCGATTGCTTACGCGAAAATAGTTCGGATAGTAGGCTCTTAGCGGACTATAGTATAGAGCCTCCGATACAACTCGATTTCGCAAACCTATGTCTCGGCTTTAGAACCGTTTTGCTACAAGGCATAGGCGATGCTACAAGGGGAGCATTCGATGGAGAGTACCATTCGGAACCAGAAGCGCCGCCAGCGTGAGCGTGCTGCTGATCTCCTAAAACGAGTTTGCACCCATCTCGGATATGAGTGTTGGTGGTGCAAACGGCCTCTAGTCTTAGCTAGAGACATCCCTGATGTCAATGTACTCAAGCGCACTGCGGATCATCTCACCTGGCGGTCTAATCGTCACGGGCCGATCACAAAGTTGATCGCTACTGTGGATCATGTGTTACCATTAGCAGATGGTGGCAACAATTACTATACGAACCTGGTGCCGTCCTGCGGGCCATGTAATCGGGATCGTACCAACAGGCCAGCCATATTCGCGAGACGGTTAGAGCAATTTCGCAGAGAGGCCTACAATGCCGAGCTACAACATACCATTCAAAGGCAGGGGAGTGGACGAAGCTGGCTACCAAGCGGTAGTGGCCAAAGCACTGCGCGAAGAAACCAGCGGGCCAGTCCTCATACGACCGCGAGGCCGTATTCGCGGAAAGTCGTGGGACAGCTACAAGAGGCTTTCTAAAAACTAGCAAAATCCATAGTTGATACATCAATGTTAATCGGCGTATATGAAAATAGATACGAAAATGGCCTAATATACGGCGATTAACATTTATGTATCAACTATGGATACAAAACCTTCCTGAAAAAATCGGGGAAAAAGGAGTGAAAACATGGACAATTGCATCTGTCAGCCTTTCATCTCATATTGGGATGGGAGCGCCTATGCCGGTGAATTCAACAGCATACCAACCAGAGATTGCCCTGAACATGGTGATGCTGCTGAGGAGCGCTTTCGTGCGCTTGTGACTGCCATTGATGAAGTACATCGCGAAGCAGGGATCGATTCGAAAGACGGCTTTGAACTAGGCGGTGGTCACTAATGACTACTGTGATTGGCATTCCGCTCCCTGGCGTGCGGGTGACTATGCCCACTGTACGCGACTACCCTGGTATCCATATCAGTAGGCCACAGCCCAAGCCAAATAGCGCTCCTAAGAAGGTCTAGCATGAACCCATTGAAGAAGCTGAAGCATCGGGCGCAGCGCGTTGGCGGAGCATACGGCCATCAGCATGTCAATAAATGGTTAAAGCGGGCGGCGAATCGTTTCATCCGCCGCTTCCTAAAGGAGGAACGTCGTGAATATGAAGATTGACGATTGGCCAATGGTTGGCTCGGCGGTCTTTTCGCCGGATAGACGCTATCGCTATACCCTAGAACGCATGTTTACCGCGACGCCGAATAGGTGGTATGAGTATCATGCGATCTTCATTATGCTTAACCCATCGACGGCGGATGCAGACGTGGCTGATCCGACCGTCCGGCGCTGTATAACCTATGCGTATGATTGGGAATGCAATGGCGTCACGGTCTTGAACCTCTTTGCGCTGCGCTCCACCAATCCGCGTCATCTTAAAATTGTCGATGATCCTGTAGGGCCAGGCAACGATGATGCGATCCGAGCTTCATTGGAAGAACTCAAGGCTGATCGCCCTGAGCCAATTGTAGTGTGTGCCTGGGGTGAGCACGGGGCCTATCGGTATCGAGGCTCCGCCGTCTTGAATATAGTGCGAGAAGCAAACCTTACGCCTCATTATCTGAAGCTGAATGCTTCGGGACAACCGGCCCATCCGCTCTATCTCCCCAAAAATTTGACGCCCATTCCATATGTGTGATATGTTTTAACCTCATACACGTTTTAATCAGTAGCGCGGTAGAGAAGTGGTTATCTCGCTGGCCCCATAAGCCGGAAATCGTGGGTTCAAATCCCACCTGCGCCACCAATGTGCACACCGTCTCTCGCGGCGGTTAAGGGCGAAGTAGCCCAACTTCGGATAGGCGAGCCACCGCTGATCACGGTGATTAGTTTCCGAGGCATTATGGCTGGCCCCTATGTTAGGGGCAGTTGAACGGGGCGGTGACAAGAGGTTTGGAACCTCTTCCGGTTTCCGGTTGCAGACGGATAGCCGCCCAATTTTCTAGTATGTGGGGCGCGCTGTCGTGTCGTGAGTCATTGGAGGCTCCCTTGATTTCGACTCAAACACGACAATTTTCCCCGTTAGTCTAGTGGTAGGACGTGTGGCTCTGAACCACAAGGGCGGAGTTCGAATCTTTGACGGGGAGCCAGACAAATAAGAGAAAAGGAGGTTCGACGTGGACGGCGATAATCGCAGCGGATGGACGCCACGCATGGTTTTTTGGAATACCTTGGGCACCGTTGTTGGTGCTGTCTGCGGAACCTCCGCCTTGGTAATTTCTGTTATAGCCCTGCTTCAATCTTAAAGCAGACGCACTTTTACAACTGAATAGTGAGCGCCCTGGCGGGGTGTGAAGGATGCATCCCTCCCTGTCAAGGAGGAGGTAGCGGGATCGATACCCGTCGCTAGGGCCAGACGCATATCACGGGAAGGCGATAGCTTTAGGGGCATAAGCCTGGAAAAGCGGGTATCGTCAACGTTGGTAACGGGTTAGGCCAACAGGTTGGTTCGGGGGTGTAGCTCAATTGGGAGAGCAAGTGCCTTGCACGCACTAGGTTGCAGGTTCGAGACCTGTCACTTCCACCAAGAAATAACGCATGGTTCCGCATTTCGTAAGGATGCGGCGAGGAGTCGGGAAGGTGGGAGATGATGCGCCACCGCAGCAGGGTAGCAAGTAAGTCCCTAGCGCCAACCATGCATGAGCGTTCGTAGCTCAATGGCAGAGCAGGCGGCTCTTAACCGTCAGGTTCAGAGTTCAAATCTCTGCGGACGCACCAAGAAACTTGCGGCTAGAAGGGAACCTCCGGCTAGGTTTGTGGACTTTAAGGGTGCCGGACGAGCGGCTTGTGGAGTGGTTTACACAAGCGAAAAGAGAAGTGCAGGGACAGGTCGGGGATCGGACAGCGGACGGTCTGATCGGGTCGGAGGCGCGGGCGCGGTACTAGCGCGAAGGGGCTATCCGACCGGCTGGATGCGAGTGAGTCATGGCGACAAGCTGTGTCTCCAAAACCAGTGATGTGGGTTCGATTCCTACCACTCGTGCCAAAAATAGCTATTCTGAGGTAGCTCAGCGGTAGAGCGGCTGTCTGTTAAACAGTTGGTCGAAGGTTCGAATCCTTCCCTCAGAGCCAAAAAATTTACGGCTCTCTAGCCCAACGGCAGAGGCAATGGCTTCAAAACCCATCCAGTCTGAGTTCAAATCTCAGGGGAGCTACCAAGAAATTTCGGGGCACTTAAAGGGGTCTGCCGCCATACGTGGCACTTATTTTTTTAGAGCAGACCCGCCCCTTTTATACGGCCCTTTCTGCTAGCGGTTAGGCATCCCGTCTCTCGAATGGGCAACGCCGGTTCGAATCCGGCAAGGGCCACGGCCCCTTCTGTTAACGGTTAGGCAGCGTGTCCTTCAAACACGTAACGCGGGTTCGACTCCCACAGGGGCCACCAGAAAAGAGGAGGAAGCAAAATGAATGACGAATTGTATGATCTCATCGAAACTCTACGAGCACTACGTGCAAGGGTGGACGACTTAAATGAACCGGAGATGGACGAGCATCGCGCGGCAGCAATTATGGAATCACTGACCAGTGCCATATCCAGTTTATTGGTAGCACGTCATCTCGTGAATTAAGCCGTGGTAGCTCATACGGTAGAGCGCTTGCCTGAAAAGCAAGAGGTAGCTGGATCGTTACCAGCCTGCGGCACCAAATAATTATTATGCCGGTGAAGCTCACGTTGGCTTGAGCGCCCGCCTTGTAAGCGGAAGAACGGGGGTTCGATTCCCTCTACCGGCTCCACGCGGGTGTGATGTTTAATGGCTAGCATGTCTGCCTTCCAAGCAGAACGAGGGGGTTCGAGTCCTCTCATCCGCACCAAGAATGGGCCAATTCACGAAAAGCATGAATTCGTGAGTAGGAACTCTGCGAGGGGCGCAGGAGCGCTTGAAAGTGTGTGGCTGGATCGGAGTGTCGTAAGCACCAGCCTAGCGCAACGGTGAGCGGATACGCTCATTAAACGCAAACACGTAGAGGGTTGGGTCGACCCAATGCCGTTGACACTGGCGGGTCGGTGGTAGCAGAGTCCCAATGCCAGTGCGCCGGAGATGGGGAGCCGGAGCGGTCTGTAAAACCGCCGCCCTTCGGGGCTAGTAGGTTCAAATCCTATCGCTGGCACCAAAAAGTTTCGCCCGCTTAGCTCAGCGGAAGAGCATGTTCCTTACAAGAACGGGGCCGGAGGTTCGAATCCTTCAGCGGGCACCAAGTCAAAGCGGGTCTTCATCAGGTAGATGCAATGCGCACCCTGAACCAGCAAACATGATAGTGAAAGTGGAGATAAGAGACTATCTTGCCCTTGATGCTCGATTGGACAGAGAAACGGAGTTCTAACCCGTATAAAAGTGGGTTCGAATCCCACCGAGGGCACCACGCCGGTATGACGGAATAGGCAGACGTAGCGGTCTTAAAAACCGTGGCCTTCGGGCATGTAGGTTCGACCCCTACTATCGGCACCAGAAAATTGAATACGGCTTTCTATCCCAATTGGCAGAGGAGACAGTCTTAGAAACTGCTAATGTCTCGGTTCGAGTCCGAGGAAAGCCACCAAGAATTAGCCCTTTAGCTCAGTGGTAGAGCATCGGCCTTATAAGCCGGAGGCCGTTGGTTCGAATCCAACAAGGGCAACCAGACAACTTTGGAGGAGTCGGCATGGGAAACGCCAAACTGTCCTGAAAACAGCGGGCCGTAAAAAGCCAGGGGGTTCGAATCCCTCCTCCTCCGCCAGCCCGCTTAGCTCAATGGCAGAGCATCCGCCTTTTAAGCGGTCGGTTGTAGGTTCGACTCCTACAGCGGGCACCAGAAAATGGGAATCCTCAACTCCTGCGTGCAGGGTAGGGGCTACAGTGACTGGTCAGCATTGTAGCAATAAGGGATGAGGCAATTCCGGTACGTGGAGAAGCCGGATAACACGCCCTTTTAGCTCAGCGAACAGAGCAGCGGTCTTCGAAACCGCGTGTCGGGGGTTTGAATCCCTCAAAGGGCACCAGACAAGCCTGCTTAGCTCAGGGGTAGAGCACTGATCTGATACGTCAGTTGTCGGTGGTTCAAATCCATCAGCAGGCACCAATAAATGATCGTGTTGTCATCTTGACTGTTTTAGTGATTCTGACAACATAAGCATATACGGGGTGTGGGGCAGCGGTAGCCTACTTGATTTGGAATCAAGATGTCGCTGGTTCGAATCCAGCCACCCCGACCAATACTTCAAAATCCCTCATACTTGAGGGGCAATGCAGTAACATGTTCACCAACGAGAGAGTGGTCTAAATGGTTAAGACGATAGATTGTGGCTCTGTAAATGCGAGTTCGAATCTCGCCCTCTCGACCAAAAAATGCACGAAATGTGGCCTCATCAAATCGATTGAGGATTTCTTCTTGCGCAGTGATCGGTCTATGACACATCGCCCTGAATGCAAAAAATGCCACGGTGAGCAAACAAAACGTAATCATCGAATGCGTCCTGGCCGACATTTGAGGCCCCAATACGGTATAACTGAAGAGCAATATCAGACTATGCTCAAAGCACAAAATGGTGTGTGCGCTATTTGTCAACAAAATCCAAAAGATCGGCGCCTAGCAGTAGATCACGATCACAGAACTATGCGCGTGAGAGGACTGCTTTGCAATACGTGCAATCGCGCTATTGGTCAGATGGGAGATGATCCAGTACGGCTTCGACGCGCGGCAGAATATTTAGGAGAGGTGGCAGAGAGGTTGAATGCACCGGATTGCTAATCCGGCAGGCCCGCAAGGGCCTCGTGGGTTCGAATCCCACCCTCTCCGCCAAGAATATGTCGGGAAATCAGCACATTGCAGGAATGTCTGAAAATGAGCACAAAAAGCGAACGCAGGGAGGCCATCCGCCGTAAGCGGCGCGGCCACCGCGTGCATCAAAGCTTCTTGCGCGTAACACGTGCACTGGCTGAGCGTTTTAAGCTACAGAGGAGAAAACAGAATGTTCAAATACCTGATTAGGCATCTCATGCCATACGCCGTCCGCACTGTCATCATGGCCGGATTGCTTATCGGCGTCCTACACGAGGCGGGGATCGCCACTTTGCTCACTTTGGGGTTGATTTTCATGTCTATTGAGGCTCATCGACTGAATCACGGTATTCAAGCGCTTCGCGGCATGGTTTTTGCACCAATTAGGCAAAATAATCCCCGTTTTCGCATAAAATAGCCTCAAAAAGGCGCAAAAAGGTAGAAAAACGCTCCAAAGTGACCATTTAGGGTCGCCAAGGGGCGTTTTTCTTATGGTAAAGTACCAAAAATCGTTTTTAAGGGTGCGCTGTACTACCTCTTATGTGGCTGTCCGAGGCAGGAAACTACAGCTATACCGCCCCACACAAGGCCTCTGGAAGGCCTTCCAAAGCCCTTCACGCGGTTTAACCTACCAATGTAGGCCTCCGCACCGACCATGCACATTCTGGATGCAGCAGCGGTCGGACAAAATTCACCTGTTTAGCCGCCATTCCCTGGCAAATAGTCGGCTCAGCACTAGCGGCTGCGGACTTGAATCACTTATATTCAGATTACAAAAGCACGCACCAAACGGAGTTTCCATGATGAACACCATTCTTGATGTCGCCCCAAAGCAGCCACGGCAGATCGCACGGGAGCGATTCCCAACTGAGGCGCGCATAATTATGGCGGAAGACGATCTCGACGGACATGAGCGTATTTTCAATGCGCTTGTTCAGCAAACCGCGATTTTGAATGCCACTATGTTCAAATTGTTAAGCGCTATAATCGTAGCTATTCTCGGAATAGCGGGTGACATAGCAATTCGCATACTTCCAAAACTACTCGAATAAAAGAGGAGAATTCTAATGGCAATCGTTGGTCAGATATGGGATACAAGTTCGCTAACTGCTCCACAGCATGAATTAGTTAGGCAAGCCGTTGAGGTTCGTAGCCGCTTTCCGTGGCCCTTGCTATCGCCAGGACTACTGGCAGGGAATGAGTGGTCGACGCCTGGCAAGACAGTCATTCCGGTAAATGTAAGAAGCCTCGCCAATTTTGCCCAAGAAGCAGCAGCAAATGGCTGGATTGAAGGTATCCACTATCACGCTATCCGTGTGAACCCTCTTACAGGCAAACTTGTTAGTCACGATGATGCAGTAACTAGCGGGATCGTGGAGTCTGACGTGGCCTCTGCTGTCTATGGTTTGTTCTGGTTTTACGGTCTTGTGGAAGTTGAAGAGACATTGGTACAGACACCAATTCTGTTCATTGAAGTCTTCCTTGCTGAAGGCGCACATGCTATCGACTTTTACTACATGCTGCCTACAGGCAAGCGTGGGGTTATTCATGCCATAATGTGCTCAGGACATACGAAGCACGCTTGGTTCCAGCCAACCCCTTATTTCGAGATGCCAGGCGAGGGTTTCATGGCATTCCCAATTGCAGGATTCTCAGATGTCCCTGTTACATTGCAAGGCTTCAGTCATCAGGCAATTGAGCCTGCGTTAAGTCTCGTGAAAAAGGTACTTGTACCGACCATAGACCCGCCACCTCCTCCAAAACCCGTTACAACTCGCCTAGCGATGAACGCACAGCCGGTTGGCGGCGTTCGCGGTACAAAACTTGCGGACTTCTCCATAAAGTTGCTAGACGCCAATGACGCGGTTAATGTGCTGGATAATTCAACACAAGTTACCGTGGCGATCCAGCCTGGTAACTACAACACCCGCACAGTCCAAGCAATCAACGGCATAGTGCCGTTTATTGGTGACATATTCCGCAATCTCACTGGTACGTTCTACTATTCAGTACGAGCATCCAACCTTGCGAGTATTGTGTCAGATTCTTTCATCATTGTGGCAGAGGGAACACCTCCACCATCTAGTGAATATGCGGAGGTAATGACACCAACCGGCGGGCACTTCAACCCAACGTTATGGGTTCGGAAGTAATGCTGAGTCTTGGTGTCGACTTCTCACAAGGGGCATCGCTTACCCAGGCAACCATGGCCGCATGGAAGGCCGCAGGCGTCAAGCACGTCTACGTTCAATATAGTGCCAAGTTGCCTGAGTATCTTGCCGCTCTTGATGGGCAAGGCTTCATTGTCGACGTTTACGTATACCTCTATTTCCCACTCTCCCCGTGGGGTCAGGCACCAGAATCAAGAGTGCGCGCGGCCATCGAGATGTGTCGTGGACATGCTGTACGAACCATCTGGCTGGATGTGGAAGAGCCTACAGATAACGCAGGCCCCGTTGTCACTGTAGAGGCGCTGAAGCGCTGTGAGGCCATTGTATGGGTGGCAGGGCTACAACCAGGCATCTATAGTGGGTTTTGGACATACATAGATCACACAGGCAACAGCGAAGCATTTGCGCATCTACCGCTGTGGCACGCAGATTACTTAGGCGTAGCGCCGCTGCCGGACATGGCCAAGCGTCCGACCGAGATAGTCTTTCGCAATGGCGCGTATGGTGGCTGGCACAAGCCCGCCGTTTGGCAATGGTGGAACACGACCATGTTCGGTGGGCATAGTGTCGACATGGACATCGAGGAAGAAATCGAGGAAGAAGAAATGTTCAACGTACTAGCATACGGTAGCGTTACGTGCTATCCAGACCCGAATGGTGAGACTCCATTCAATGTTGGCGATTTTGGACTACCTATCGGCGCTGCGCGTTATCGCTTGCAAGTGTTCTTCAATAACGATGCACCGGTCATCTTTTATCACGGGCTTCCTGACCCGTCTAATCGTGAGGCTGGTCGGACGTATGCGCCTTATGGCATAATTGAGGTAATAGCGTCGCCGGAAGGGAATTTCTGGATCGTAGGAGATCACGAAATCACAATCGTACCGCTAGGCTATTATTCCGAGCGACAAGCGTAAAGGGAGAAATGATGCGTTTATCTACATTTGCTGGTACTATGGTTGTGGGCCTTACCCCACTCATCTTCGCGATAGGCATATTGGTCGGAACAATCTACTCTGATCCACGTGTGCCTGAGAAGGAATGGGTCTTGCCCGCTTATTTCAATGGGCAAGGGGCGTTCACACTAGGTTGTGCGCTATGGGATGAGACGTATGTTACACCGTATGGGCCAGAGAATGCGCGAACAGATTTCGCCGCCCTATCGTTCGACTCAGAAGGGTTATTGGCGTTCATCGATGGGCCTAATGGCACGGAGCTTATCAGCGGGAAGCACTGTGGCATCTCGGTCGACTGGCGCGCCATACCGCATGGCCCACAGCGACCAGGGGAATAGGTCTCGGCAAGTAGCTAGGGGTCTTGTCTTACGAGGTGTCCTTCGCTATCAAAATACATATCCTCAACATCCCGATGATAGCCGTCATGGTTCGCCTCTAACACGCACGCGCCGTCAAATGCGCCGCAGATGATTAGAGCGGGATGCTCTGTTTCCTCTATTAAAGCACCATGCTCTTCTGCTGCCATAGTGAGTAAGCGCTCAATACGTGCTAAATCTGCGGCCATTGCAACCACAAGATCAGACGAGGCCTCCCCGAACCAAGCAATGTAAGGCCGCTTTGTAGTAGCGTGCTGAAGAACAAAACCCATCGAGGCAATACTGCCTGCGTTGATAATCGCGGCTGCTACGGTTTCAAGGAACGCAATCTCTGGTCGTTTCTCAGTCATCATTTGCCTCCAAGCCATATTGTACAGCACGGTGCAACATCTCGCGCTCATGCGCGACGGCGGCAGCGTAGCGTTTGTCGTCGGGGTTGTCTTTGCGCAATTGGCGGAACCTCATATTGAAAACATAGTCCATAGCAGATGCGCGATCTAAGAGGTGATAGTGCTTCCTATCTACGATGTAACAATTGAATTCCCGCACATGATCTCTTTGCTTCTGTGTATTATTTCGCAGGCGTTCTTTCCAGCAATCTTTGCATGTATTGCGGCGTTCTGCAAAGTCCTTTAGATCAAGATATGCACCACATTCTTTACAGAACTTATGCGTTTCTGGATGCAATCTTTTTGCTTGTTCTTGTCGTGTTTGACGAAGGCTAACAAGTTCCCAATTCGAGGGTTCAAGATTCATCCAATTACCGTCGACTGGCCGGAGGTGGGCGACCCGTGATGGCGCTGGAACCCCATGAATTTGCTCCCACAAGATGCGGTGCGCCGGAGCCAACACATGGCGACTGGCGTGATCTGGCGGCTCGGTGCAACGGAGCAAATAGGGATGTCCGTGGCTGTTCATTGTCTCGCCGTAAGTACATAGGTCGTTCACGCCGTGGTCTATACACCTCACGCTTAGTATATGTATATAGTATTAAGAACAAGTATTACGTACAACGCACTTAGCGATCTTCCCCAAACGTGCGGTGTATAGACCACGGCGTATGCGAACAAAGGACTTGACACCACGCGCCAGAAAACGTATGTTCTAAAACGTGAGTGCAATTGATCATGTTCATACTCCTCTTGAGGGAACCGTTCTCGACGCTGAAGGACGCGCGACGAACGATGTCTGGATAAGTTGCAAAACGTGTGGCGCACCGCTAGGTATAAAAAAAGCTCTCCCATTCCCCCAGGAACCTCTTAAAGGTTATACAGCGTTTCTAACAAAAATACAATGAAACCATCATACAGTGGAAAGCGTGGCTACCGCATCCTTTATTTGCATTGCAATAAGTGCAAAATGGAGCGACCATTTTTCCGAGTTAATTCCTGGCCAACGCCTCAGAAGAAAATAATTCGGCGTATCGGCGATCATCGATTCGTAGTATTGCCGTCGCCCAACCCTCTTCTTGGTGTGTCACCTACCGCCCGCTTGGTGAATGCAACTTGTATGATTTGTGGGAAGGCCGCACAGTATGTGGTGTCGCTGAGGGTCTTGGGCCGGAGTAAATACACCACGAGCGATTTATGCTCTTGCGGTCTGCCGGTGCAGCACGTCGGCGCGCATTTGGAGGTTCTACGTGTCAAATCCAAAACCACCTAGACTTTGCGCGAATGGTGATGGGAAGAAGCATTATGCTAATGGTTATTGCCAAGCGTGCTATATGCAATCTTACCGTGGCGGTGGCGCGCCTCTTGAGCCTGAAGAGGAAGTTGACTCGAATACTATGGCTGGTGCTCCGCTGGCTCAGTCTGATTTAGATGAGCTTCTATCTGCCACCGCATCGCGTTACCCAACGAGTTTTTTAGCTGTTGATCCTCAAGAGGATGATACCGATGGCGTGCGCCGAATGCGCCAACGTCTCTCACGTCAAGTATATTTAGCACGTCGGGAAATCGTGCGCATCATGCTTTTTGACGGCTATGAATCGTGGCAAATTAAGAATGAGTTCTTGGTGCGACCGGAATTATTGAAACGCTTCGTGGCACCGCTGCGCGATCCAGATCGGATTTTGGATGACGATATTGCGTCAATTAAAGCCGAGGGTCGGTTGAATCCTCTGGCGCGCTATGTCGATGGCATCAAACGAGCACTTCGTCGGGCCAACGCCTTCGCTGACGATTCTGGTCTAAGCGCTAAGGAACGTTCAAGTTGGGCTAAGTCTGCTGACGACATGCAGCGCAATTTGGCTATCTTGGAAAAAGCTATCCACGTTGTGCCAGGCCATGGTGATATGCCTGTGACCGGTGCAGGGATGGGTGATCCTGATGAGGATGATGGTGAGTATGACTTGCCGGATGTGGAGGAAGACGATGATAACGATACAGAATGAGGGTCGCTATCCTTTCTTGTTGGATTCTACGATTAGTTTTGAATTAAAAACCGGTCGCCCACCTATTTCTGGTGAGATCGAGCGACTTGAGCAAGGAGACAGTTTGCTTATCAAAGTTGGCCACGATGTGAAAATCGTTTTGAGAGATGACATTTTAGCCATCCGTGCTGTAGTATAGAGACAGAAAAGAATTAGGAGGCTAATCATGCGGTGGGATGTTGTTAAATCTTTAGCTCTACGAACGGCGGTTTCGGCGGTTCTAGCGGGGCTAGCTTACGGGGCAGATCATGTGACAGATGTGGGCGCAAGTGCGGATAATGCAGCGCTAATTACATTTGGCCTAACTTATGTGATGCACTTTGTGCACGCATTAGCCACGAAGTACGGTGTTGATCCGGCTGTCGACAGGGCGTAATTTGTAGGTCATGGCTAAGCCTAAAAACTATTGGGAGCGCGAACGTGAGCGGCGGCGCAATGCAAGCACCGACCGTCGTTCACAGCGCATTGCTGGTCAGGATGTTTCTAAGAAATTCCATCCCATAAATCGTGGACAGACGGATGCTTGGAACTCTGATGCCGATATAGTTGCGGCTATTTCGGGGCATGGTGGCGGGAAATCACAGCTTGGGGCTTATTGGTTATTGCGCGAGGCTAAGCGCTGGCCAGGCGATACCTTTATCGTTGCAGGCCCTACTCACAACACGCTTGAAAAGTCTTCGATTCCTAAACTCAAGGCCATTCTTGCACTCCACGGATTACCGTGGGATTATGATCACAACGCCAAAATCGGGTTTCGCGTTCAGCAGAAACAATACATGCTACCCAAGGGCGGTATCATTTATTTTGGCTCTTGTGAAAAGCCTGGCTCGATGCAGGGCGCACATGCGCGTGCTTTTTGGATGGATGAGACAGTTGACACTGAATACTACGCTTTCGAGACATTATATGGCCGTGTCGCTTTCAATGAGGGCCGTGGGATTATTACATCGACTCCTTATGACATGGGGTGGCTCTACGGGCAGATTTATCAGCCTTGGATCGCTGCTGGTCGCCCCGATGCTGCCACGGCAAAAGACATTTTTGTGGCACAATGGAAGAGCGTCGATAATCCTGCATTCTCGAAGTCACGCTTCGAAAAACTACGGGCAAAGCTCGAACCATGGCGTTTCCGCTTGCTCTATGAGGGTGAGTTTGAGCGACCAATGGGTCTGGTTTATGATTGCTTCACGCCGGAGACTTGGGTTAAGCCGTTCGAGATTCCACCAGAATGGCCCCGCAAACTTGGTATAGACTTTGGGGTGGTCGACCCAACTGCTTGTATTTGGATGGCTCAAGCACCTGATAAAGTGTGGTACGCCTATGACGAATACTATCAAAGTGGTTGGATGCGCTTTGCTGATGAGATCGAATCAGATGCTCTTTCTGGTAAACATTCGACACAAATGGAAATGATTGACGAAATTGTGGCACGCTGCATTGCGCATGAAGAGAAGCCAAGGGCGGTCTATTGCGACGATTCTGGTAAGGACTACATCATGCAGGCCAAGGATAAGTTTTATGAAACCCTTGGCACTAATGCTGTGTATCCTGCACATAAGAAGGACATCTCCTCTGGCATTCAGCGGTGTTATGGTCTGGTTCGCAGTGGCAAGTTTCGTATCTTCAATACCTTGAAATATTTTAGGAATGAAGTTGAGAGCTATAGCTATGAACTCGACAAGGATACAGGTGAGTTGGCTAAGGGTGCGGCTCCGAAGGATAAAAACAATCACCTTATGGACGCATGGCGTTATGCGGTTGTTGGTTCGCCGGATGAGGCCTTCAATAGTTTCGGCTACGGCAGTCTTGGCCCGAATGACAACTTCCGTATGCCAGGGTTGAGTTAAATAGTCGGCTGAGCGCTCGACAGGGAAACATCTTCCGTCTTACCCTTGCTTTATGGCGATTAAGAGAATTGTGCCTTTCATTACTACAGGAGACAACCATAAGGTTACTTTTGCGAACGGTGATAGGCAATTAGCAGATTGGGAGCAGCCCTACGCTACGGATAGACTCTCTATCGACTTGACTGGCAAGCCAATGGTTGAACTAAACTACGAGGAGTGGTTAGAGAAGGTCTACCATACCATGTTGGTTAGACAGCAATTGGTGAATGAGGTGCGCAGTCAATATGCAGCGCACTTCAAGCGATTCTAACAAGGAGTAAAACGATGACACGAGGATTAAAAGCAGTTATACCAGGTGTTGGCCGCAGCATTCGTGTCAAGGCAGATGAGATCGAATCTGGCGCGGTCGAAGCGGCGGCGTTGGGTGTAGGTGTATTGGTTCCAGAATACTTAGGGATACCTGATCTTGCCGTCGATGATCATTTTCTCAATTCAATCGATATGCAGGCGACGGCTTATACGCTTACTGCGACCACTCTTCCGGCAGGGAATCCTCCTCGAACATTGACCTTCACACATACTTCTGATGGCGGTGCGGACACACTTGGAAATGTTGTTGTGGAAGGCACTGATGGCGAGGATGCTGTGATTACTGAGACTGTTGCACTTGTTGCGGCTAGTGCGGTCACAAGTCTAAAAGCATTTAAGACGGTCACATCTGTCATCACTGCGGGTTGGGTGACTAACGGTGCGGCTGATCAGATTAAGGTCGGCTTTGGTGCTGGTCTTGGTTTAACGCGTCGCCTCACAGCAGATGCCCAGGTATTCTTGGCAATGCTGGCTGGTTTGGTACGTTTACCTGATGCCATCAGCACTGATGTAACTGACATTGCTCTGAATTGGATTAGTCTAACCGGCGGCACTTACGACGGTGCAAAAGAAGCCCGTGCAATACTGGTGCTATAAGGGAGCCACATAATGGACATTGTTAAGAACATTTTTCGTAATGTAGGTCGTTTGGTGCATGGCTTTCGTGTGGGCCTTAATTTTACTAAGGCTTCAGATGGGACTTATACACTTACTCCCTCAATTGCAGCAGACCGTAATGTACTGATTGCGGTTAAAGTCACAGAGACATTTGCTGCTGGCGACGGCGCTAAGCCGACATTCAAAATCGGTCAGACAGGTTCCACAAGCAAATTTGCGGCGACAACTGCCTTTTCTGTCAGCGCCATTATGGGGGATGTACTGATATTCTCTGGCGTTTTGTCATCGGGTGCTGCCCTGCTTGTGACAGTAACAGCCGCTACAGGCACCGCGACTGGTGCACTTGCGGTTGAGGCAATTGTCTTGCCTGCCACGGTATAAGCCGGAGGGAGGCACTTTTACTGTGCCACGTAATTTTCGATTTGAATCACAGCCAGAACTGATAAAGGCGACGCCAGAACGTCTTGCAGAACGCAAGGTCGGTCTGGCGATTTTGCCTATTCCGAACACTCCGGCTGCTAAGCGTGATGTAAAACTCTATCGTGCATGGGCAGATCAGAATGAATGGATTCGTGCTGCAATCAATCATCGTAAATTTCAGGTCTCTAGCGCGCCGTGGGATATTGTTCCTATTGATTCGGAAGCCCAATACGATTTATCGACCCAACTTCGCATGATTGATCTACTTCAGCACCCTAATCCTGCTACAGACGGCTTCCGCACCCTTATGGAGAAGAACGTTGAGGACATTCTAGTTTTGGATGCTGGCTGTATTGAAACAGTACGCACCTATCGCGGCATCCCTGCGCAGCTATGGAATGTCGATGGTGCCACCATGCGTGTGAGTCAGACATGGATGGGTGATGAGGATGAGCCGCGTTACTTCTGGTATCCTAATGGTCGTTTTGGCGCAGCCTTGCTCGATAAAGACTTGATGTATATGATGCAGAATCCGTCTACACATCGTGTGTTGGGCTTGTCTCCTCTTGAAACCTTGCGCGAAACAATTGATGCAGAAATGCAGGCGTCACGGTATAACAAGGGCCAAGTTATGCAAGCTCCTCCGCATGGGATTATTCATCTTGGCGAAGATGCAACTGTGGAGAATGTAGATCAATTCGAGCGCTACTGGCGAGCAGAAATTGCCGGTATCAAGACAACAGCCGTTATAGGCGGAACTAAAGACCCCAAGTTCTTGAGTTTCGGTCGCTCACAGCGTGACATGCAGTTTCTTCAGTGGCAGAGTTATTTGATCCGTAAGATTGCGGCGGTATTCGGCATCTCACCGCAGGATTTGGGCATCTTATTCGATGTCAACCGCGCCAATGCGGAGACACAGGCTGATCTATCTGAGGATCGCGGTCTGCGTCCCTTGATTAGTTTGATCGAATCCTATATCAATCGTGAGGTTATCGGCAACTTCCAGCGTCAGAAGGCTAAGCAGATGTTCTATCAGGGAACAATGACTGGTCAAACAATGGCTAATGCAATTGCATTGAGTTATCTCGATACGCGTACAGAGTCACGGTTGAAATTATTCAAGCAATTGACTGAGGCCAATGTTACGAATTTGGCCTTCCGATTTAAGATTCCCTCCGGTCGGAATACCGCAGCGCGCGCGGCGACGCATAAACTGGAACTTGGTGGGATTCCGTGGCAGACGGTTAATAAGGTACGTGACGAGGAATTAGAAGACCCTGTAGAGGGTGGCGATGAAATCATTGTGATGACGCCGCTTGGCCCTGTGCGTTTGTCAACCATTACCGGTGCGACACAGCCAAATACCTTGGAGCAGGCATTCATTCAGAATTCTATATATGAGCGCAAGATAATTATTGGGTCTGGTAAGAAATCGGCTGAAGACTCGACAAGCGAAGCAGAGCTAGGCTAGTGTGATTGATATGGCGAACATGCAACAGCCAACGCGATTCGATATTCTTCTTGGCGCTGTTAAGGCAGTTGACGAGGGCGGCTCTCCGCGCATAATTTGTACGGCATCGTCTGACGTAGTTGACCTTGGCGTAGATCGTTTCATGTTGTCTGCGCTCGAACAGATGGCCGTTACTTTCCCTGGTATGGCAATCTTTTTGAACCACAAATACGTGGTGCCAGAGGATGTGTTCGGTGCCGTAACAAAGGCCACAATTGTAGATCGGGAAGGCCATCACGATCTCGATCTTGAGATTGCAGTCGATACGCATAATGAACGGGCAATGGTGGTTTATCGCCAGATTCAGTCCGGCGTGAAGTTGGGTGTGAGTGTTGGTGTTTTGGTTTTGGATGCCGAATATTCCAGCGAAAAAGTGGACGGCAAGAAGATTTTGAATATTAAAAGCGTCAATACGTTGGAGGCCAGCATTGTTGGCATTCCAGCTAATCGTCGGTCTTGGGTGCAAGGTGCTCTTAAAGCAGCCAGTATGTACTTCGAAGGCGAGACGCGTGAACTCCTTGAAAAGCTGGCGAATTCGATTCAGACCAGCGACGGAGGTACAGTAATGGAACTCGATGAACTAGCTGCTTTTGAAAAAGACGAAGATGTGCAAGTTCCTACTCCTGAAGAGGACGTAGAGGATGCGCCTACTCCTGATGAAGAAGGCGCTGAGGAAGATGAGCCGGAGATTGTCGAAGATGCGGTTGTAGAGATGGCACCTGTGCTGGCAGAAGTTACGGACTCCCCCGCAGTAAATGCTGAAGCAGTAGAAACGATAGTCGAGGATTCGGCGGAGCAGATCGTTACGGAACCGGAAGCAGAGCTTGCCGTGCCAGAGGAGCGACCCGAAGCTGAATCAGTATCGGTCATACTTGCTCGGCAGCGGTTAAAGCACGCTGACAAGAATCGTAAATGGTACGACATTACTGTAAAGGATGCCGAGCCAGATGATCTTGCAGCAGAAACCGAGGATTCGGTATCTCGTGTTGCAGAAGTCCTCATTTATGATTCTATCGGTGGCGCTGAGACTACTCAAGCCTTCGTTAATGCTGTTGATTCATTGGATGTGGAGCGCATTAACTTGCGTATCAATAGTCCTGGCGGCATTATCGATGACGGGATCGCTATTCGAAATGCTCTATCTCGAAACAAGGCGGATGTTTACACATACGTTGAAGGTCTAGCAGCTTCGATGGCATCGATCATTGCAATGGTTGGTAAAGAGTGCATTATGGCTCCTGACTCTATGATGATGATTCATGAGCCTTGGGGCTGTGCAATGGGTGATGCGAGTATCTTCGAAAAAGAAGCACGCATTCTCAACAAGTATGCTAATCAACTTGCCGGTGTGTACGCGAATAAGGCTGGCGGTGATCGTGAAGAATGGCGCGATGTGATGCGCATTGAGTCATGGTACAGTGCTGAAGAAGCAGTAGATGCCGGTCTTGCTGAACGTGTTGGCGGCGAATCTGATGGCTATAAGGCTCCAAAGAAAAAGCCAATGCCTGGGGAAGAGCCGGAAGAAGAGCCAATGCATAAGGGCTTTGATGTCGACATTTTTACATTGTTCAAGAATGCACCTGTTTCGGCGAAGCGTTTCTTCACGCGAGAGTTCGTGCCAGAGCTTGTGGCCACTGTCGATCCGACAGAAATGACACAGATGGCTATTGGCATTAGCGGCTTGTCGACTGCTCTGCGTACAGCGCAGAAGGACAACGATTCTCTACGTGATAAATTGCTAGATAAGGAAACAGCCGTAACTACTCTTGAAACTGAGCGTGCGACCTTGTTTAAGGAAGTGCAGGAACTTATGGTGCATGTTAACCGTGTGCTTGACACGCCAATGCCTCGCCGTACAAGTGCGGTTTTCGCAAATGCTATCGAGGGAATTGCAAGTAAATGGCCTTGGTTGGACGAGCGCATTGTAGCACAGCTTGCACGGACAGAAGGTGAACCATCTAGCTAATGACAGCACGAATTTATGGCCTTATTGATCCAGATACAATGGAGCTACGTTATGTTGGTCAGACACAGATGCCTTGGCCTAAACGTTTAGCTTGCCATATAAGGGCTGCTAAAAAGGGTCAGACATATGTCCACAATTGGATAAACTCCTGTGTTACCGCTCCTCTTTTGATTACTTTAGAACGCGATCCAATGGATTTGGATGAAGCCGAACGCCGATGGATTAAAGAAATGTTAGCGCAGGGCGCGCGTCTTACTAATATTTCTTCAGGTGGTGCTGGTATAACTGCGGCTGTCCGTATAAGCCAGCGCATAGCGCATTTGGGTAAAACTGTTTCTTGTCCTCCTCCTTCTTGGCTTGGTCGCCATCATACTTTAGAATCATGTATGGCAATAAGCAAAGCAAGAATGGGAATGCGCTTTTCTGTTGAGCATCGGGCGGCAATTAGTGCAGCACAGATTGGTGTTCCTTTAAGCGATGCTAAACTGGCACAGCTATCTAAACTGAGCGCTGGAAATATTGGAAAGAAATTTCCAGGTCGTGGTACTGGCAGGAGTCCAACTGCGGAAACTAGAGAAAAGATTAGTGCGTCACAGATGGGTAAAATTATTTCAGATGAAACTCGTGCTTATCAAAGTGCTGCACATTTAGGTAAGCCTTGGAGCGACATCCGGCGGGCAGCTTATATGCGTAAGTATGGGCTAGCTTTTCAAGAATAATCGGCTGAGGACTTGCGCGCTCCATATGCAATACATGAGAATGGCCTTGTAAGCGTAAAAGCAACAAGCCAAACTCCTAAAGGAGAAACGAAGATGGCAACTGAAAACGACAACCCAATTGGCGATGTGCGCACAGCTAGCGGCTTGCTCAAGGACATTGCTCCTTTGATCGAGAAGTGGGCTGCGCAGACCGCTCCTGATCCAACTCAGGTGGCCGCTCCTTCTGCACCGGAAACGCGTGCGGCAGAGAAGACTTTCGAGGAAATGCTCGATCTGCGTACCAATTTGATTAAGCAGAACGATGCCGTTCTCCATCGCATGATTGGCTATCAGTTGGTCAAGGGTGCACGTGAGAAGCAGGGTATATCTCTGCACCAGTGGCTTGGCGGAGATCGCCACGCATTGGCAGCACTTCAGTCTGATCCAATCATCTCAAAGGCACTCGATACGGCAGTGGGTTCTGCCCTGATTCGTCAGGACTTGGAGCCTTTGCTCTACGCAGCTTTTGTGCGGAAGTTCCCGTTGTGGGATCGTATTCGGAAGGAGCCATCTAACGGTTTGGTTCACGCCTACAACCGTACCGATGCTGCACCGGACGCATCCTTCATCTCTGAACTTGGTGCTGTTCCAAGCGGTAATGGTGTCTACACACGTGCAGTCGCCAATGTCGCTATCGCAGCCATCAAGGTTGGGGTATCGGTGAAGATGCAGCTAGCGGCTATGGCCGGTGGCGGTGGCTGGAACCCTGAGACTGAAGAGATTGCAAATGGTTTGACTGGTCTGCGGCGTAAGCTTCAGCGCACAGTCTTCAGTGGCAACTCATCTGTTCCTGGTAAGGTCGCAACCGATCCTGAAGGTCTGTTCGACATCAATGGTTTTGACGGTCTACGTGGGTTGATTCCCGCAGCCAACAAGACCTTGCATGATCCGGCAAACTTTAGCCTGACTCAGGACTTCAACAACGCGGATTCCGTGTTGTCAGTGTTCGGCGGAATGGCCTCCATCTTGGTGATGGATACTCGTGACAAGACGTTGTGGATGAACGAGCTTGAAGTTGCTGAGCGCATTCAGTTGCCTCAGTTGAGCCTCGTGCCTGGTCTTCCAAACATCACAGGTATCAACCTTGGCAACTCCGGTGAAGTTCCGGTTCTTGGAATTCCTGGTGACGAGATTGGTCACTACACCTTCGGCGGCGACGATGTTCGCGACGCGTACCTTTTGGACGAGTCAACTATCACCGTCCCGTTCTTGGGCAGCGATATGCCAACCATCTTGGACATTCCAACGGGTACGGACGGTACTTTGAGCCATGTCTTCATCCTCTTCCAGATGGCAGGTTTGGCGGCAAAGATTCCGAACTACCTCTCAGCACTGCGTATCCCAACCCCATAAGGGTTGGGGTGATGTAGGCAACGAAAGTTCCATCACCTGACTAAGGAGAACGACAATGACGATTACAGCATTTCAGACAAACAGCGAGACTAATCTCGCTAATATGGCGGCAGACTTGCTGGCATTCTTTGGCACAGACCTTGATGGTGCCACAGATTCCAATGAGAATGCACAGATTCTCACAGTGATGTGGGCATTGGTCAAGGTTATCAAGGCTCGCCAGCACGCGGCACCTCATGTTGCCGCCGACGCAGGCAAGCTTGGGCGGGATCGTCTGTTCGAGCTTATTGGTGGCCACACAGCTAATGCATTCATGGCGCTCGTCAACCAGATTGACGAGGTGTACAACGAGTTCTACGTCGCCTTCAACAGCGTCGACCAGAATCTCACGAATGATGACGATGAGATTTGGGGAACAGCGCTTGGTACACGTGGCCCTGTGGGTGGCCCAATCTTGGGTTCGCCGAATTACACGGCTGGTCTCAGTCCGTAATCTCGGTAAGATGGAATTTAAGAGGCGGAGCGCTATACGCTTCGTCTCTTTTGTTTTGAGGGACACTAATGGCTGATACCGTTTATCTGACTCCGACTGAATGGCAAGATTTAGCAACAGGCATTGATTTCAGCGCATTAACGAATGCTGAAATGGAGGCCTTAATTGCTCGTGCTAGCGCTTTGGCGGAAGCAGAGGCTGGTTTAGCCAATGGTGGGTCTTGGCTGCTTACCGAATATATCAATGAACAGCATTCATGGCGGCAGACACATCGTGCCTATTTGTATAACTGGCCAGTGTCAGAGCTTACAGAGGTGCGTATACGGGTCGGTGCGCAGACTTCCGCAACAATTCAAGGTACTGAGGTATATGTTAACAACACGGCCCATCATATTGAAATCTCGTCTTTGGCATTGGCGTTCGGTATCGCACCGGATATTGTTAGCCTCGGATTAGCCGAGCCAGTAGTGGAAGTCGACTATATTGCAGGCTATGAGATCATTCCAGATGACATTAAGCACGCCGTGGCGATCATCGCTGCCTCCTTGTATCTATCTAAGTTGCTATTTGAAGAAGGCACAGCCGGTGTTGTTAGTTTCACCATCGGCAGCTATCAGGTTTCTTTTGGCACTAAGCAGCTTGGCGGAGTAGCTGGATTCGCGAACTTCGTGCCAGATCAGGCTAAATTGTTGCTACGCGGGTATAAGTCGATCTTCTTGAGGTAAAAATGTTCGGGACAAATAAACGGATTTCGATCATTGAGACGACTCGGCCCATCTCAGATTCGGGCGCTGTTATGGAGGAGCTTGAAACTATCATCGCGTCCAATATTCCTGCCGCCATTCAGCATCATTTATTGAACAACCTTCCTCCGGCTCCTGATAGACCTATGCCATCTGGTATCTTCTATTTGAAGGAATACCGTTGCTGGATACCTGTAAAGGCCATAGTGGGCCTCACGCCGCGTGTGACGTGGGTTATTCAGGACGAGGTGACTGGTGACAAGTTCCGCGTGCGCTCGGTCGCTGATGACGCTGGTAGAGGCCACCATTGGCTTTTACGTATGGAGAACTATGATGGCTAAACAAGGTATGTGGATTGAATTCTCATTCGATGCTGGTGGCCCTATCATGCTCTTTGACGATATTATCCCTCGGCAGTTGCCCCAATGGATTAAAAAGGGTGCGGGTGCAGGCGCGATACGTGTGCAAGATATAATGAGGGCGGAACTTGACCGACTCATTTACTCCACGCCAGAATCGCCTAATTACAAACGAACGCATACATTGATGCGTGCTACTTATGCCGCGCGTCCTGGGGCAAACCATAGTGGTGATCATGCAGCGGCCAAGGCTGGCCAGGATTTGCGTGTATCGGCTCCGGCGGCTGGTGGTGTTGTAAAACTCGTTGGCTATGTGGCGCAAATTGATGTCGGGTCTTGGGCTGATTGGGCATGGCATGTGCACGAGGGTCATGGTAATGGTTCTCGTATACCCAAACCGTTTACAGTACGGCCTTTGAACGAGGCTCAGGGTATTTTACGAGAAGAAATCGGCCAAGCATTGAATCTAGGACTGGCCAGTATTTTACGATGAATACACGTAGAGAAGAGTTAGCGTGGGCCGCAGGTTTCTTTGATGGTGAAGGTTATACATCTGCAAAACCAGAGCGTCGAGATATTTTTATAGGGTTGCGTTTAGGTATATCGCAATCAGAAGAACCACCATTTTCGTTGAAACGTTTTCGCGAGGCGGTTTCTGGTATAGGGACAATACATGGCCCATATTTGACAATGCATAAGCCTCGCTATACTTATTCTGCTAATGGTGTTGAAGCACAGGCTGTATTTGCAATGCTTGCTAGTTTTTTGGGGCCTGAAAAATTCAAACAAGGTGCAGACAAGATAAGAATTTGGTCGGCATATAGGCAAAAATGGCAGAAATGCGCTGCATTGGGTCATCGTATTCAAATCGGCGTGAATGCTAGCGGTGGCCCAAAACGTTATTGTATGGATTGTGTACATAAAACTGATAAATCGGCTGAAGCCTTGCCAGAATAGGCTTAATTATGGAAGATAGTCTCATGGCAACCAAATTAACTTTCACAGATAGTAAGCTGCATACCTCGCAACATATAGAGGTGAATCATGGACAAATACGTCCTGTGGAGCGGATACTGTCTATTAAGACATCAACGGTGAAGCCGAAGGAGAATGACGATGGCAAGAGTTAATATTCCCATTCTTGATGCTGATAAGAATTCGGCTGTTGGCCTTGATTTGACAGTAGGATCAGTCGCGGCTGATGTCACTGAAGATCACAAATTATTGAACCGTACCTCGCGCATCATGCTTTTGGTTTGGACGGCTTCTGCCTCTGGTGTCGACATTTCATTTGATAGCGTTCCTGATCCTTATGGGCGAGAAGGCGACGCGACAGAGGAAGGCCCAACAACTATTGGTGCCTCAAAGTTTATGGCCTTTGGCCCATATTCTCCTGGCTTGTTCACGCAAAAGACTGGTACATACAAGAATTACCTACAGGTAAATCTTGCCAATCTCTCTGGTACAGTGAAATTGGTTGCCGTCTCTATTCCATAAAGAAGGATACTCAATATGGCACGCTTGGAAATCCCTGTAATTGTAATCTCTGCTAACGCTTCTGCCGAACTTGATTTGGGCGCGGTAGGTGCTCTTTTGAGTGATAAGGCCGCATTGGGCGGGCCTGATGGCGATGGCTATTACTTCGTCAATCCAGGTGGCCGTACTGTGCTTTTGTGCTTCCTAGACGATCCTGGTAAGTCTCAGGGCACCTTGACTGTCGATGCACAGCCATCCGCTACAGACACCATGACTATTGGTGTTGCCGGAGGCGTAAAGGTATATACCTTCCGTGCTCTTGTGGATTGGGATGTCGATGGCGAGATCGCTATTGGAGCCACCCTTGCAGAGACACAGGCAAATATCGTGGCGGCGATCAATGGTACAGATGGCGTCAACACGCCTCATACACAGGTCATCATTGAGGCCTTCAATGACGAGGAAAAGGCTGTCATTACAGCCATAGTCCCAGGTACGACAGGCGACACGATTGCGACAACAGAGACCTTCACACCCGTAACAGATGTGTTTGATGCAGCGACACTTGGTACAACCTCGGCTGGTGGTGCACAGGGTGCCGTTACGGTGAAGATTCTTGGTGTGGATGATCCTTATGGTCGTGGCGCAAGTCCGGCTGGCGATGTCACCTATACTCTGACTACTGGAAATGACGAGCGCGTACCATTTGTCCTTAGCCGTTTCACGCCAGCGATGTTCAATCAAAGCGGCGCGAACACGCGGCGTGTGCATGTGGATGTTTCTGCCCTAACGGGAACCGGAATACTGGTAGCCGTTAGCATTTAACGGGGATAGAGGCTCACGTGACAGTAGCTCGTGATGCGGCACAGCAACTCTATAGGAGCGTATATGCCATCCTGAGCGGCGATACCTCGTTGAATGATTTATTAGCATCCTCTCCTGAAAATCCAAAAGTATTTCAGACTTTCATTGATTTTGATTCTGCCTTTGCGCTCAAGAACGAGCAATGGCTTACCTTTGGCATCGTGGACGACCGGCCAATGGATATTGAACAGATGCAGGATGTGCGCGAAATTGCGCTTGACGTACATGTTTGGGTACGAGGGCCAGGCTCCGATCTGGCAGAATTATTGGAAAAAAGGGTTCGAGAAGTTTTGGATAACGCAGACTTGTCTACCGCAACGCTTTTCGCTTGGTTTTGTCATTCAGTAGGCTACTCAAAGGTTTATGAAGCGGCTCCGCAACTGTGGCACATTACAAGCAGCTATAATGTGTTATGTATGGCACAGGAAAATTGATGTGGGCAATACCCATAAAATCCGAGAGCCATATTGCAGTTATGACATAGGACGCGGATATGTGTTGGCCAATTTTTCAATACATATTCATAGAAATCACCATTAGGTAAAGAGCGGCGTTCGGCTCTACCTCCACCATTGATATGATCAAGCGCTAAAAATTCTTCTCGATCCTCAGCACAACAAGCACATTTCCCGCCATAATATTGGAGTACCTTATGTCGAATTTTCTGGTGACGTATTTTACTCGCATGGCTGTCTCGCTCGAAACAAGAATGACAACGTTGTTTGGTGCCATCGCTACCCCGTGGGCGTCCGCATGATTGACATTTGCCATCAGCGAGTCGTTGTTTCCTTTGCTTTCGTGCGCGTTCTCGGCAAATCGCGCATGTTTTATAATTAGAGCTTGCTGGTCGAATCTTGCAAGTCGAGCATTGTATTTCCATGTACTCATACTAATCTATATGAGTACATTGGGCAAATGCCAATAATCGGCTCAAGCATAGACAGACCACTATATATATGATTAGGATATTAACGTATTAGGAGGCCGAGATGCCACGTGTGCGTAAGTCGACAGCGCAACTAGAGTTAGGAATTGTCCGACTTACAGGTCGCGCTAAGACTCTTCGAAAGCGTGGGCCATCAGGAACTCTCTATGTATTTGAGCGTAGAGAGTTAACAGAAGTGCTTCCTAAAGATTGGGATTGGCTGGAAACATTTAATAGCGGGTATTCGCGCTTGGAGATTGTCTCGAAACCGAAAGTACCGGAGCCTGTTGTGACTAGCTCAGTCGAAGATCAGAACTAAGGAGAACTACGATGGCCTTTGATCCTTCCAAAATTCGTGTAGCGGCTGGTCGCATCTATTTCGGTGTGACTAATCCGACTTCCGGTGATCCGCTTGCTCTTACATCTGGTGTGCCTGCTGATGGTGATGAAATTGGTCTGACACAGGGCGAATCGACCATGACCTATGAAGTCACTTATGACGAGGAAATGGCCGATCAGGTTCTTGCACCTGTCGCGGTATTCGCCACACAGGAAGCCTTCCAGCTTGAATTCACCATGTTGGAGTATGCGGCCACTCAGTTGACCGTGTTCTTCCAGAATGCAGAACTAACGCAGGATGAGATTTCTACTCCGAAGACCGATCTTTACACCATCGGCAACCTGGCAGATGGTGCAGGTAGCTTTGTCGATCTGAATTCCATTTACCTGATTTCGCCGATTCCTGGCACTAGCCCACAGCGATACACAATCGTTGGTCTATATCAGGCATACCAGAGCGAGCCTGGCGCGATTCGGTACACGCGTGAGGGCGCATCTGTCATGAAGTCGACCTTCAAGGCAATTACTGACCTTACACGCGACCCTGGCGACTTCTTGGGTCAGGTGGTTGTGGAACGTAACTAAAAATCAACTAGCGAGGCTTGGTAGGCAATGCCCTTCCCTTTTCGGAAGGGCATTTGCGCGTCTTGTGGTATATTGTTCTTAGTACAAATGTTCTTTGGAGGAGATACAACCCATGACGCGCACACAAAATGATTTTGAAGTTCTGGCCCCGAAGCCAGTAGATGTGACGGTTGGTGATCGTAAGTTCGTGCAGGAGCCTTTATCGCTTCGTGCCACTACTGGCTTGATAGTGGCTGTTTCGGAAGAATTTGAACGAGCCACATCGTCACCAGCGGTGATGGAGTTTATGGATTCCGATATGGAGAAAGTGCCTGCACTTTCATTCGTACCCAAACTTCTGAAGGCACTTTCTGATATTCCGAATGCGGTGCCACGGATTCTTTCTATCATCCTCACGGGCGATGATACAGATGCGGATTTAGTGGCCTTCATTGATAAGCAGTGTCGTCCGGTACAGGCCTTGCGCATTCTTCGCACATTCGTTGAGCAGAATGAGCCAGAGGAATTGATCGAAAATTTTACCGCGCTGCGGTCGATGCTCGGAAACGCAATGAACAAGGCGAAGGAGAAGGCGACAACGTAGAAAATAAATTCAGCCACTATCTTGCGCTTCAAATCGAATCGCTAATGGCTGATTGGGGCCGCACTCTTGCGGAAATACTTGACGGTATGACATTGCCGCAGTTTCGCCTTTTGGCAAAGATGCGTCAGCGTCGTATAACAGATGATCGCCGATGGGATTTGCAAATTGCAAGTTTGAGCCTGCAAACAGAAGAGCAGTCTGAGGCTTGGTCTGTTTTGATGGACAATCTAACGGAGGCGGAAACGGGTGAACCGGCACAGGCGGATATGGGTGGAGGCTTCACAGTCTCTAAGCGACATCCATTGCTTCATGAATTAACAGAAGCACAAGTTAGGGCAGACCCACAACTACGTCGGATTATCAGATTCCGCAAAATTACGGAGCCAAGTAGTGTCGAAGCTTAGCGAAATTGTCATTAAAATCAAGGCCGACGCGATTCAATATCGTGAGACCTTGAAGAGTGCTGCCTTGGAATCGAAGTTGCGTATGCAGCAGATGCGTGAGGATGCACTTCGACTACGTACAGCGCATACAGACCTGGGTAAAAGCACTGATGGACTCTTGAGCAAGTTTAAGAATCTTGGTCTTGGCGTTATTGGCAACATCGCACGATTCACGGCCTACTATTTGGCCGTGGGTGCTTTGAAGAATATCTTCGGTGGTGCCATTGATGAGATGCGTAAGTTTGATGAAGCCTTGCGCAACATTCAATCGATTACCCTTCAATCCGATGAGGAAATTTCCCAACTTAGTCAAGACCTCTTGGCTTTGGTATTCAGTGGAGATGCGGCTGGCGCATCGGCATCTGATCTTGCTGCCGGTATGTATGAATTGGTGTCTGCTGGTTATAACTCTTCTGAAGCGCTTGGTCTTATCCAAATTGCTGCCGTAGGTGCTGCTGCTGGTTTATCCACTGTACAAAATTCTTCCCTTGCTTTGTTGGGCATTCTTCAGTCATATCATTTGCCTGTATCGCAAGCAGCCGAAGTTATGGATCAATTGTTCACCATTGTGGACTTGGGTGTTATTCATTTTGATGATCTCGTGACAGGTCTTGGTTACTTGATTCCAACCGCCGCCGCCTTGGAAATACCTCTTAATGAAGTCGGTGCTGCCATTGAGATGCTAACCCGACAGGGCCAGATGTCGAGTCGGGTGATGACTAACCTAAATGATCTCATGACACGTTTGTTGAAGCCGAATAAGGATTTGGCGTTAGTAATTGCTGATTTAGGTTTTTCATCCGGTAAAGCAATGGTCGACGCGTTAGGGTTCGCTGGCACTATTCAGGCACTTGAACGCGCATCGCACGATACGACTAGAGCTATAAAAGAGCAGGCGGAAGAGACTGAACATTTACAGTTGGCACAGCAATCGGCCAATCTCGCATTAGCAGATGTGCGCGATAGGGAGATCGATGCGGCAGAAGCGGTGAAGGAGGCTCAGGAAGCCTTAAACAAGCCCTTTAAGTTTCAGAAGGATAGGGATAAGGCTCAGCGTGATTTGGTGAAAGCACAGCGTGACTATCAGAAGGCCCTTATCGCCACGCGTGAAGCGGAGATGAAAGTTAGTGCTGCGACGGCAGAGTACACCGATAAAGTCAAGACGAATAGCATGACATTGGAGGACTCTGAAGGTAAGCTGGCTCGTATGGTTGGAGATGTGCGTGCGATGCGCGCCCTTTTGCCTCTAGCGGCAGAAGGCGGTGCATTGCTCAATGCCCAACTTGCTGAGCATAACAGAGTTGTGGGAGAAGGTGAACGTACTCGAAAGGCTTTGAATGAGCAGTTGAAATCCTTTAATCTACAGTCGAAATTAGCTGTATCTAATTTGAAGGCTTTCATAATGGCCATGATTGGGCCACTGCTTCCATTTATCAACAAGCTGCTTGTTTCTTTCAATAAATGGTTCCATCAATTTTCAGATTGGGATGAAAAGCAGGGGAAGTGGGTTCTAAATCTTTATAAGTTGAAGGATGCTGTACGAAAGGTATGGATGGCCGTTATTGCGGTTGCTACTCTGCTCGGCGCAGCCTTTATTGGCCCATTTGCATTGATTATTGGCGGAATCCTTTTGCTATTATTTAAGACGAATACGCTAGATGATGCTTTCCGTCTTTTGAAAAAGACTGTAAGTACGGTTTTCAATGTCATCAAATCTGTCATAGAAGCTGTTATCCCTGTACTTGAGAGATTCGCTCACTTCTTTGCGCTCGGTCTCGGTGGCGGCGCAATGGGCGGTAAGCATAGCTTTATTGAGAAGATGGTTTTTGGTATTGGTAAGGCAATTCGAGATGCCCTACCGTATGTTAAGACTTTCATCTCAACCATTAAGGAATTAGTGCGATTATTCCTCCTTGGTTTCAAAGGCGGAGGCATTGGTGGGGAGTTCAGTGGATTAGAAAAGGCGGCATTTAAGGCTGGTCAGGTTGTTAGCAAAATTTTGGACTTCTTGAAGCAAAAGGTCGTCCCGTTTGCGCTGACTACGATAGTGGATGCCGCAAAGTCGTTATATGCTTGGCTTTTGAAAATGCAAACCAAGTTGGAAGAGATATGGAATTCTCCTGTTACAAAAAACGCTATAGCAGCATTTATTATAGCGTTGAACGTTATCGGTCAAGTAATCTCCTTTGTGGTTAAAAAGGTGGGAGAATTTTTTGCATCCGAGGCCGGTCAGAAGGTCTTAGAATTCCTTGGCAAGATCGTGCCAATAATTGCGGCTGTTGCTTTGGCAATGAACCCATTTGTGATGCAATTCAGCGCAGCGGTGTTAGTTGTATGGTCGATTGTCAAGGCGATTGAATGGCTAGTTGTTCAATTTAATATGGTGAAGGACGCTATTGGCAATGCTTGGAATGCTATGATCGCCTTCGCAAATGGTATTGGCACAAAATTCTCCGAGATTAAGGACGCCATTGGCGGTTTCATTGAGGATGCTATTGCCACGCTCTCCTCCTTCCCAAGTCGGATTGGAGAGCTTGCTTCACGAGTATATACGGAGGCTAAAGGTATTGGCTCATCCTTTGTCGACGGTATCGTTGAAGGATTGAAGTCTATGGCTGGTTCCACGATGGAGATCGCCGGAACCATTTATGCTGCCTTGAAGGGCGCATTCAATCAAGCCTTAATGTGGGCACACAACAACCTCAAAAAGCATATTGGTAAAATCGGCGTTGGTAAATTCGCTGTCGATCTTGGTGATTTGCAATTCCCACTCGTGCAGTTTGCAAAGGGTGTGAGGGATTGGGGCGGTGGTTTGGCGATGATGGGCGAGAAGGGGCCGGAGGCGGCTATTCTACCAAGAGGGACATCGGTAGCTAATGCGCCTAAGACAAGTCGGATCATGGATAATTTAGCTAGAACGGATCGTGGTGGCGCTACGGTAAACGCCAACTTCAATATCAACGGACAGACGCTCGATCAGATTCAGTCCCAATTGCTTCAATCTGTTAGCGAGCTTATGCGCGATTTGCGTCAGGGTTCTATTCGACGGGGTGCGGCATTAAATAGTAGACTACAGATAGCACCTAGTTAAAAGGAGAGTTTCATCATGCGACACATTCATATATTGCGGAAGTACGGAGCAGCAACTACCATTTACCTGCCTATCATAAAACGGGCAGTTCAGGATTTCGCTGTCAGCGCGGATTGGACGCCGGTTGCAGGTGATGTCAAGATTGATAAGAATGAGGCTGGCCCTGCTAACATTGCGACTTTGCCAACCCCTATTACAGCCGGTAACGGGGCTTATTGGAAGCAACCATTAGCTGCCGCAGAGATGGAAGCAGCTAAAGTTGTGATCACAATGATCGATGCCGCGACTAAGACTATTGAAGACACGATGATCACTATCGACACCTATGGCAATGCTTCGGCTGAGCACGCGGTTGATCTTGATGATTCGGTTCGTGCAGGCCTTACAGCCCTGCCTAACTCTATACCAGGCATTCGCGGTGGTCTCACGCTTCAGGGTGAGTTCTATAGCGGTGTGGCGGCATCTTCAACTCTCTCAACCGTTGTGTTACCAAATGACGCGCCATCAGGCGACGATGATCTCAACAATGCTGTTGTGGCCGTCATCAAGGGCACTGGTAAGGGTCAAATGCGGCGCTGCACTGATTACACTGGTGCCACCCGTACAGTGACCATAGACAGCGCATGGAGCACGCTACCGGATACTACGAGCTTGATCTTGGTCTGCTACTAGGAGGACGCTATGAGTGTTCCTCTACTCTTTCTGCTCCTTGAAGAGGAAGGAGGGTCGGGTGCAGGTATCAATGCCCAACTCGGCTCCTTCGTCTTCCAAACGGGGCTGGATAATGTCGAACCACAATCTGATAGTGATTGGAATCGCGAACCGAGCGTGCAGATTACGCGTGCACGCGGGTCAGCGAAAGACACTATCTTGCGGCTCGCTATGGGATCATTCACACGATCATTTTCAGTATGGACGACGCCGGAACGTTTCCGCATATTACGCACGATGGTCTCGACTTTGCAGACTTTTGTAGATTGGGATGGGGAAACGCGTATCGTTTTTGTACAGACAGTCCATCGACAGGTGGGGCGACCCTTCCGCTGCAAAGTAGATATTGAATTGATTGAGCAATGAGCGTACCACTAATTCTTGCACTCTTGGAAGATGATGGCGGTGGCGAAGCCGGTGCTGCTGTTGCCGAAGCTATTTCTTTAGCGACACTCTATGAGGAGGTTAATTATAAGACCTTCCATATGGTTGTAGCTATTGCCGGTCATTGGCTCGTGCCTAATGCGCGATCTCAAAGCCACACCTTCAGTATGGGTCAAACGCCAACTTGCAGCTTTGAAATTGATAATCCCGTACCAGCCTATGTAACTGAAGATGCTTCTGTTGTAGTTTGGCATGGCTTCAATGGCCTGACGAAAGAAGTATTTAATGGCACGATTGAGAGCGTAAGTAGGACTGATACCGGTGTGACCATACAGTGCTCCGGTCAAATGAAAAAACTTAGTGCACCATTTAAGCAACTTGTCTCGACAACAGGTAGCGGCTTATCCACAGCGGATGGAGGGCTTTTATCTTGGTTACAGTCCACACCATTCGTTGCTCCAAATCCTGGGTATGCGTTTGGTCTGCAAGAGGATTCTTCATTCAATATATGGAGTATGTATCGAGGCATATTGCCACTCCCTAATGGGGCTTTTAATGTATTTACGGCGGTGGCATGGTTAGCGGCGCATGGAGTGCCTGGCTTTATACCGACAGAATTGATCGCCTTTTTGAATACCTCTGTATTTGATGCACCTAATGCTGCTTATAATTATGGTTTGCAAGAGGATTCTTCACATGATGTATGGCTGGTTTGGCATGGCCAATCTCCCGCACCTAATGGTGCATTTACTTTAGAAGCAGCGACCGCTTGGTTATTGGAACATGGGGCATACGCAGTCAGCGGTACTGCTGGTGCAGCATTATCCGCACAGGATTTGGTTAACACTATCTTGATTGCGGCTGGTGTGACTAATAAGTATGTGAATCTTGGGCCTTGGGTGCCTGGTACGGTTGTGCAGCAGCCTCTACAATTTCAGACTTATGCGGATGCCGTTAACACACTTGCGGAGCCATTTGGCTCTCCTGCATATGAGATGCCTAATGGTCAAATTAGGGTAGAGCTTCGTGATCCGATACCTGCACCAGGATACTTCCGGCAGTATTTTGTAGGCATGATTAGCGCTGATGGTTCCGTAACGCAGCCATCGGCAATAGCGAATGCTTTATCTCTACCGCGTATTCGCAGCATTAGCGCCAATATATTGCGTCGAGAGGTGTACAACAAAATCATAGTGCGGGGTGCATCCATACCACAAACAGGGCCAGAAGGCGAAGAGAATAGTATCCTTTTGGAGACAACGGCATTTGCGACATCGCCTTGGATTCCTCCAATCAATGGTGTAGATCAATATAATGAGCTTCCTTATCAAAGCGAACTTTTGGATGTTCCGCAAGACCTTGCAACAGTTGCTTTGCGTTATCTCGATCTTTACAATCGTCTGATTGAAGAACTTAACGTCTCTATTGATGGCGATCCTGAGATAGCCCTTGGCATGACTGTGTACATTGCTGATCCGCAGAATACCGGTATTAGCTTCCGTTATTTCGTGTCCGGTTACACGACAAGTGTTTCGGATAACGATTATGTGACCGAACTAACCTTACGTGGAGGACGCGCTGCTGGCTCTACACCACATATCGCGCCCTTTGCCAATTTTACTTGGCGCAATCAATATTCTCAGATTCCACCTGCACAGGATAATCAGTCTCAGAACTCAATTAGCAAATCATCTATAGGATCAAAGGTGCAACAATTTGTGCCTACCGATGCTTTAGCCGATGACGATCCTGGTGTAGCTGGTCAGCGAGTATTGATCACATTTGATGCAAGCCCATCTTTTGATCCAGATGGTCGAATTGTGGCGTACTCTTGGCGCGATAACTATGCTTACACTCGATCAGGAAAAAGAGTAACACTCGCATATGATCCTGATGCAGCCGGTAGCATTGAGATGACCTTGACTGTGTTTGACAATGAAGGGCTGTCCGCAACAGTGACGCAGACGGTTAACATCAATACATTTGGCCCTTCTGATGGCTATATCACAGGAGAGGATGCGGGCGGAAATTCTCAGACAGTTAGCGTCATGGTGGTGGGTGACGGTATTGCCGGTATCTCTAGTGATGGTGCCGAGAATTGGAATCTCTATGATGCGGCATTTAGTGGAAGCGTTATAGGTGTAGTTGCTTACGGCCCATTGTCGGCAGTGCTATTTCTTGGAGAAGAATCTGGTTTGATCACACTCGATGGCGGAGTGACATGGACTGTGATTGAAGGATTAGGTGAGACGCCTGCCGATGTAATCAGCCTGACAGTAAGCAACGATAATGGTGAGTTCTCACATTTTCAGGTATTGGCTACTAGCGGTCATGTCTATACCAGTGAGGTTAGCCGTTTACTGAATGGCGGCGTTTGGGATGCTTATCCTCTTTCACCTTCTAGGCTTCCTGGTTATGAGTCCGCTGCCGCCCCTACTGATTCTTTTACGAATGGCCGTATGTTCGCTCAGTATATTCTAGGCGCAAGTTATTTGTGGGTTGAAGGTGAGGTAATTTTCGGCGCTACAAATCGCGACTTGGGTGTTATTGAAGGTAACAGTGTTTCGGTACACGCTTGGACGAAATTGAAAGCGTATACAGCCCCACCAACTCCGTCGTTTATAACTGCCATAAGCGACGATGGAGATGTTGAATTCATAGCCGTACCCTCGCCAGTTGATACGGACGGGCCTGTGGTCGACATTCAAGCTGAATCGGGTATGGAAGGTACAATGCTGCTCGCAGATGCGGGCAAGATTTATAAGACTATCGATGGCGGAGACACGGTTGGTGAAGTCTTTGTAGTAGCAGATCATCCTGAAACAGCAGGTGGTACAATTATAAGGATCAGCACGCAGAATGTGCCCTCAATGGCTCCTGATGCTGATCTATACGAGATAGGGTCTTAGCTATGCCTTTTCGACGCATGTTTCCTGGCCCCAATTGGGCATCCGCGAGTGCCGATGATGACGGTATTTCGGACGATACTGTGGCTAAGAAATTGAAGTATCATCCACGTTCGAAGCTTATGACATATGTGACTGGTGGCGTTACAGGTAGTTTACGGGTTTCTAGCGATTCGGGCCGCAATTGGGAAGAAGCAACTCTGCCAACCGGTTGTGATGGCTGTCTGGACGTTATAGAGGCCTCTGGTGCCCTCTATGGCCTCTTTTACGTGTCTAGCACCGATACAGCTAAAGTGGCCACCTCTGTTGAGGGACTAGCATGGGCTATTATCTATACGCACTCGACAGGTCATCAGGCTTTCAATATTGCGGCATCGGGAAGCAAGGTCGCATTCATAGCGCGAAATGCGCCTGTAGGGAGTCTTGGCACGCTTTATGAATTGGTGCTTGCGTTAGATGGGTTGGATTTTCAAATTAAGCCTATTGCAGAGAGCATCATGTCAGATTCTAACGATATTCCTCTTGTCGCATTTACCGGTGGGAGCATACTTATCTACATGGCAGGTGATCCTGTGACGGAGGTGTTTACGCGGGTGTGGATTGCTAGTCAGGTATATGATCCAGATACAGATAGTTGGACAATATTGCCGGAGGCCCCTCTTAGTGATAAGCCTATCGGTAATCCGGCTATAGATACCGTAGGGGCGTTGCTGAGCATCGATAACTCTGAATGGATTTCTACTGATGCATTGGCTTCTTTTACCAATTTTGCAGGGCCTTCGGAATCTGTAGGTGCGCATTGTTTTGATGCGGGTGGCCGATTATGGATATTAGGCTCTTTGGATGCCTATTTTTCAGACGATCTTGGACAATCTTGGGCAGCAGCGGGTGCAGGAGTAGAGCGATTTGGTCGTTGGAATATTGCGGCACATCCTACGGATCAGAATAAGATCGTCTTTACCGATTCTGATGAAATTACAGGTAATTGGGTGGCATTTATTACAGAAAATCGGGGAGTTTCTTGGACAGTAGTGGATGTCGCCCCTGTTTCGGCAAATAATGATGGGGTGCAGGGCGCACCCATTTGGATGGAAAACGGTACAATTATAGTGCCTTTTGAGAATTCAGGCACTCAAATCTTGGAAGTTTATGCAGGTGATCTTGGAGGATTTTCACAAGTTTATGTGCATCCAGAAGGGTCTGTTTTAGTAGATGTGTGTGTAGGGGCTGGTTATGGCTTTGTGGGTGTGCTCAATCTTATTGATGCGAGTAGTGAGATTTTGCGGAGTGCTGATGGTGTGACGTGGGTAGCTTTACCGCTACCAGCCGAAGCAAATGGTGGGTTGGTTGCGATCAATTATCTGGCGCATACTAGCACTCTATATATGCTAGCCATGACTGTTCTTCCAACAGGCCGTCGTTTTTATGGTGTGCCAGATGCTACGATTTCTTGGTCTCCAATTTCGCTTACAGCCCCATCTGTTCTTCCCACTAATCCGCATGGGTTAGGTCTTATTGGTGCGAACGTGTAAAAGGATAAACTTGTGGCGAGTTCGATAATTCTTACAAGCAACGATGAAGGAGAAACTTGGGAGATTTCTTATCCTGATAGCACTGGCGCTTTGCCTATTGATTTGCTTCAACCAATGTACAGCGGCCCTATTTTCGCATTACGAGATTCATCGCTTACCGGCCCCTCGATTTTGCGGACTACTAATGGTGCTACTTTTGATAGCTTCAATGATCCGGCGATAATAGCCGGTCTAAATGCGACTCCATTATCTATTGCGTATGATCTGGTTAAAGATGAATTGTATATCAGCTATACTGGCACTACCAGCATTTATGCTCTTATGAACGCTTCTCAGGTAGAGCCTGCGGCAGCTAATGCTGCTTTAGCCTCAGCAGCGGATTCAGGTTTGCTTTTGATTACAGGCGCACTTCCGTATTGGCGGAGAATTACACCGCGATCTACAGTAGGGCGCGGCCCTCGTACTTTATTGGCAATTAAACTGGCGCGAATACCATGAATAAATTAGACATACCAGCTTTTCGCGAGCTTCAAGATGATTTACATCGGCAAGAAGCGGAGATTTTGCGCCTGAGAACTAGGATCAATTTGATCTCCACTGGTTCACAGATTATTGGCACGCAGCCTACCGTGCCATCATCAGTCCCTATTGTGGTTTGGCTTAATGCTTCTGGCGCTGCGCGTGTTCGCGGCGAGGTTGTAGTATATACGCTCTCTACTGATCGCTCGTTTAATGTTACTTCCACAGAAGGCGATGCCGCTGTTTTGGGTGTGGTAGATGAGGCCATTGCAGTAGGGGCGAATGGCCGTATAAAGCACATTGGCTACCATAGTAATGTCGCGGTCATAGGAGCCGTTATTGCCGGTAGCTTTCTCAAGACAAGCTCCACACCTGGCAAGGCAATGGATGCGGGTCTCACGCCTGTATCTGGTGCTTTTGCGCGGGCATTGACTTCCGCAGCAGGGCCAGGCGAAAGTACGGTGGGTGCATACATATTTCCAGCATTGCGTGGTTCGAACCATGCAGAGCAGCATTATGAAAATGCTGCTGATGAGCTTATTGTAGAGAACCTTGGCTCCCTAGAATTTGATACATCTAAACGGCTTGGGCCTGATGGCTTCGGCGGTTTGTCTTGGTTGTCAGGAGGTGCTAGTCCTGGCTATACCATCATTCCTTTTGGCTCTGAAGCAATCGATGGGCATGGTTTTACAAATTCCGGTGGTGCCGATGCCTACACTCAGTTTGGAGTTGTACGTCGAAAGATTAGTCCAATAGTGTTTGGTTACACACCTCTGCGTATTCTAATAGAGGTGACTTTAGAGACATTAACTGCTGGAAAAAATGTTAAGGCACGTCTTTGGGATGCAACAGATAGCGCAGCTATTGCCGACTCGACAGTGGAAACAACATCAGAGACACCGGTACGTTTGCGATCTTCCTTTTTGACATTGGATACCGATGAACATGAGTATTACATCGAATTTGGTGGGGAAGCTGCTGGTTCTTATGTGTGTTATGATGCAGTCATCTATGTAGGTGATTTGTCACTATCAGAACCAATCTATGCAGGCGGTAGGTGGTTCTCGAATTGGTTTGCTAGGTATATGGGTGCAGGGGTTTCATAATGGCATTTCCAACTGTATTAGATGCACTCATTCAAGTATTTACATCATCAAATACATCGCATAATGTGGCTATGCCTGCGACTGTGGGTGCCAACAATGCCTTGCTGGTGCTTATTCAAATGGCCGGTAATGTGACAATCACCACACCAGGCGGGTGGACTTCTTTGGGCCAGGTTGCGGATTCCACTCCTTCGTCACGTATGGCAGCATTTGGAAAAGTAGCGGTTGGTGATGAGGATGGAACTACTGTAGATTTTGTGTCTGCATCTGCATGTAAGGCTGCATCAAACGTCTATCAGATTTCGAGTTGGTTTCAAGATTTAGCAGGCATTGCAATTGCCACAGGTGGCTCGAATAACCATGATCCGCCTTCCCTTAGCCCTTCATGGGGTGCACTTGATACTCTATGGATTATTACAGCTTCTCAGGATGGCAATATTGGCGTTAATGCTGGTACGGTTCCCACAGATTATGGGAATAGAATCAATGCACATTATGATGAAAGTACACTTGAGTCATATGTGGATTCGGCTCGACGTGAATTTAATTCCGCTACGGATAATCCAGTGGCATGGGGGAACTCAGCCGCGAACTTTGCTTTCACACTCGCTATCCGTCCATCGGCAGGCGGAGGTGGTGGTACAATTAAAGGACGTAGAACACTTCACATGCTCGGAACGCGTATGGGATCGAGGACACTCTAATGTATCCAATCAAACAATCTACAACTGCACAGCCTCTCATGTTTCTCATGGTGGATTCTACGGATCACGTGACAGGTAAAACTGGCTTGACACCTACTGTGACCATTTCCAAGAATGGTGCTGCTTTTGGCGCACCTGCTGGTGCGGTAACAGAGCTTACAAGCGGCTGGTATAAAGTGGCCGGTAATGCTACAGATACTAATACTCTTGGCCCTCTTCTATTGCACGCGACAGGTGCAGCCGCAGACCCAACAGATGTGGTGTACTATGTCGTATCCTATGATCCACAGGATGCAGTACGGCTCGGTCTCACAGCCCTGCCTAACGCAGCCGCAGAAGCCGCAGGAGGCCTCTACACGCGCGGTACGGGTGCAGGACAGCTTAATCAGAATGCCAACGGTCAGCACGATGTGCGTGCGGTGACTTTAGCTGCGGACGTAATCACAGATACGTCTCTCGCAACTTCAGCGGGCACTGAATTAGCTGATGCCATTGCTGATGAGGTTTATGAAGGTACAGAGACCTTGCGACAGATCATTCGACTCATGCGTGCAATTATGTTAGGCGCAACTACTGGTCAGCCAAGCTCACCTGTCTTTAAGAGTGAGGATGGTGGAACCGACCGTGTGACGGCTACAGTAGATGGCAGCGGTAATCGTTCTGCCATTGTGACTGATCCAGATTAGGATTTGATCGATGCGCATTAAATTGAGTACCGGTGCAATTTATGAACTTTTTGGCTCTTTGAAAGTAGGCGCTATCGGGGTGCCTGCGGCTAATGAGGAAGGAGATGTGAACGCAATGCGTCTTTTTCTTAATGGTGTAGAAGTAGTCCCTGGTGGTAGCATAAATCAAACGGTGGCAATGAAGATTGCTTCATTGCGCGGTTAGAGGTATTTGATGATCATCTTAGATGCTACAACGAAGAGCCTAGAAGTAGATTTGGATGGCGCTATCGCCACCAATCAACTCCCAATAGTTGCATCGTTTGTCGATGTAACAACTACGACATATGCGCCTGGTGCTACCGATACGGAAACCAATAATACGACTGCGGTAACTGCCGTGGCCGCACCTGCGGCGTCTACGCAGCGACAGGTTAAACTCCTCACGATCTATAACCGTGATACGGCGGTAGCTATCGTGACGGTTCAATTGAACAATAATGCGACGCTCCGCACACTAATTAAAGTGACCTTAGCTGTAGGCGATACTTTGGTCTATACCGATGGCGAGGGATGGCGAGTCGTGACAGCATCGGGGCAGATCAAGTCAGGTTTTGGACAGCATGATCACTCGCTCTCAACAGAAGCCAATGCACTCGTTCCCCTTTCATTAGATGTGACTGGCGGGCCTGTGAAGCTATCAGGCGATCTCTCTCCCTCACAGATCACGGCGAACCAGAATAACTATAATCCGACCGGATTGGCGACAGCGAGCATTTTGCGCCTCACCTCCGATGCATCGCGTAACGTCACCGGCCTGGCAGGTGGGGCTGATGGGCGTCTTCTCATCATCTACAATGTTGGTTCAAATGATATTGTTCTGATTGATGAGAGCAGTAGTTCCGACGCTGACAAGAGATTTGCACTTCCATCTGATAGTCTCACTCTTCAGATTGATCATGGTATTTTATTACAATACGATTCAACAGTCTCTCGCTGGCGTACAGCGGAGACCCCTGCGCTGACCGGAGTGATCAATCCTTCACAGCTTGTAGCTAATACGAATGATTGGAATCCGACCGGCCTTGCCGGTGCAACGCATATTCAGTTATCGACTGATGCATCGCGCGATCTTACAGGCATTGTTGGCGGATATTCGGGCCGAATCCTGATACTGTATAACATCGGGACTAATCCTATTGTGCTGAAGAATGAATCAGGATCATCGTCGGCAACTAATCGCTTTAATATGGTGGCCGACGTTATCGTTCTTCAGAATGAGATGGCCATATTTCGATATGGCACCACGTTCAACAGGTGGCGTTATGTAGGGGGTTCGGCTTCGGGGTCTCAGGCCTGGACGCCTATACTATATCAAAACAACGCATCGGTGACGGCTACAGTAGACTTAGCTCGTTACCTGCAAGTTGGAAAGCGAATCGATTACGTGGTTCGCTTATCAACAACAGGGACAGGCACCATTAACACGATGATTGAAGTTAGCGTACCTGTAACAGCGCTGCCCGCTTGGAGTGGGGCCTTTGCCTTTGTCGGTTATGGTTTGCTGTTTGACTCCGACACTGGATTGGTATATCCATTCCTAGTTCAACTTGATTCGGGGAGTGGCCGTTTTTCATTTAGGCCCACGACTACTACGACCGATGCGCGTCTCGGTTTAACCGGCGCTCCTTTTACTGCGGCGCTCGCATCGGGGGACATCATCCAAATTTCAGGCTCATACGAAGCGGCATAAGAGGAGATGAAATGGCTCAATTTGTGATTACGATTCCAGATCAATTCGTCACACGTGTGAGGACTGCCGTAGGTGATGGTCAATTGGCAACGATTCCCCAGGCGGAGGCTTTGATTCTCGGTTGGCTGCGCGATTTTGTATGGGCTTATGAGGATCGCATACAGACATCATTGAAATTAACTGAAGCGAATACTGCCAATAGTGCACGTCGCAGTGAGATATGGGCGTAATTGACTCTAACCTTACACTTGATGTAACAATGGTGTATGGAGGGTAGATGTCGCTCGTAGAAATCGCCGTAACCAACACGCGCGCACGTATTAGGGCTAAGGATCAGCTTATCTATGGGGATGTGGACAAGCTCCTTTCCTATTTCTCGAAGGTTGCGCCTTATCAGAAATCCTACAAGGTTTACCTTCGGGATAAAGAGAAGGCGCGCAAGGAAGGGCGCACACCTCGCGGTTGGAATGGTATAACCCATCTCTTTCGAGATAGTGATAAAAGTTTCCCTGCCGGTTTGTCCGAACGCCTGGCAGGTGCCATGCAAAACGCCGAGTATGAGATCGCTTTTCACGATAATCGCATTCGGCCAGATAGCCATCCTAAATTGACTGATGGGTACATTGTAGCCGATCCACGGGAATGGCAGACCGGCGCATTCGAAGCAGCGAAAGCCAATGAACGTGGTGTATTTGAAGCCGCAACCGGCACCGGTAAAACCACATTGATGGCGCAGAACATCGCGCATTATGGCCAACCATCGTTGGTCTTGGTCAATCGCAACACCTTGGCGAAACAAACACTTACACGTTTTCAGAGCATCATTCGTTTTCCACATGCAGAGAATCCCTTTGGCATCATCGGAGACGGTATTTGGGAACCTGGCTTGATTACGATAGCCACCTATCAGACGCTTCATTCCATGCTCATATCTGACAAGAAGGGTACGATGGAATGGCTCCGGCTATTTAAGGCCTTGCATGTGGATGAGGCACATCATGTACCGGCGCGTACCTTCTATGATTTGACGAATGCGACAGAAGAATGCTTTTATCGCTATGGCTATAGCGCCACACCATTTAAGAGCGATAAGGAAACCGAACTTCGACTTGTTGGAGTATGCGGTGAAATCATCTATAGCTACACAGCACTTGATGCGATTAAGGATGGCGTTCTTGCACCTCCGCATATTTATGTGGTCGACCCTGATTTTTCTAGGCTCGCTAAAGCAAAGGCGGATGAAGATGGCAAGTATCATGGTAAATTCGGAGACGAATATAAGGAAGGGATTGTCGACCATCGAGAACGCAATCATCTTCTTGCGAATCTTGCCGAGATATGTGCGGACGCACATCTTCCTACCCTCGTCCTAGTGCGCCAGAACGCGCAAGGACGACGCCTACGCCAGTTGATTGATGATTCCGAGTACATCAATGGGTCTACGTCTACAGAGGGCCGTGAGGAGGCTAAGAGACGGTTAGGATCGGGAGATTTGCCTGTATTGATTGCTTCGACTATCTTCAATGAAGGAGAGGACATTCCTGCCGTTGGTGCATTGATCCTCGGTGGTGGCTATAGAGCCGAACATTTAGCAATGCAGATGGTGGGCCGTGGTTTACGGCCAAGCCCTGGCAAGAAGTTCGTACTTGTATTTGACTGCTATGACAGCCAAAGCTTTCGTCTTGAGAGACATTCAAAATCGCGGATTAAGGCTTGGCGCGACGCTGGCTTCAATATACACATTGTGGATTTAGATGAGCTTGAGGCCTTAATGGATAAGAAAGGCTTTTTCGGATGATGTATGTCATCGAACATGACGGCGATTTGAGTCAGATGCCGAAATGGTGGGAATGGTGGTATGCTTCATTGCGACCACAATGGCAAGCGCGCGATCTTTATTTAAGGTTGTGTCGGCCTGAATACGCTGAATCCGAGAAAGCTATTGCCGATAGACTATTGGCGCATCAGGCCAATCTCTCGAAGTTCGCGTTAGAACGTAGTCTGCACGCATTGGAAGCCATTGAGTTTCTAAGCCTCTTTGAGGATGAGGGCACGACCTTTATTAAGGTGTTCTCGCCGCCTAAGCCCACATCTGCGGAGGAACAACAGGCTGATGTGATTGGCAAGCAACGCCGTGAAACAGAGCATCAGGCCGCAGATGAGTTTGTCAAAATTTGGAAACGCGATTTTGAAAAGACGTTCAATGAGGCTTATCTTCCTAATGGCCTTGACCAGCGTATGGCGCAACGCCTTGCCCACAATGAACCGGATTGGAAAGGTATTCGCGCTGTGATCGAATATTATTGGCATTATGAGAATGATGATCAGTATAAGCGATTTTCTGCTTTTGCTACTGAGTATGATCGTTTTGCAACTGAGAAGGGTCGACTCGAAAGGAACATGCTTTAATGGCAACGCAAGAGCGATTTCGTTTAGCCGCCTTGCACGCACTTTGGGGATTGTCCCATAATGAACATTTCATGCGCGAGTTTGCAGACATCATTTCTCCCGATACATTTGGACATCAGGCAGAGCAGCTATTCGCTAGTTGGTGCCTCGATCATTGGAAGAAATACCAGGCTATCATCACAGATTCCGCACTCGACATTTACATGGACGAAGATGATGAATTCGAGATTTTGGAGCTTACTCCTCGCAGCATTGATCGGCTTATCGAAGAGATGCTACCCATCGGTCAGAAAGATCGTCTACGTATTTATGAGGATATAGCCGAACTATGCCAGCGCATGGCATATAAGCGGGCACAGGAAGAAGCTAATCAAATTCTTGAGGATGAAGGCGCGGAGGCTGCGTTTGAAGCGTTTGAACGTGCCCGTAAGAGCGCGCCGCGTAAAGGTGCAGTCACCGGCTATAACTTTCCTGATGATGAACGTACCGCCACTAACAGCATGTCTACATTGGAAACAATTAAGACCGGCCTACCAAAGCTCGACATATGTATGGATGGCGGCGTTGGTTTAGGTGAAGTAGCGATTTTCGTTGGCGCGACCGGAACAGGGAAGAGCCAATGGCTATGCTTTGTGGCTGCACAGGCTATGATGCATGGCATTGATTGTGTCTTCTATACATTGGAGCTAGGGCCGGAAGAAATTTACGCTCGTATTGAGGCCTCTGCTACCGGTTCATCTATTGACGACATTAAGAGCCTTGCTGAAGAAGGTAGCGATCCTGAATTGGATGCGCTCCGCAAGAATGTAAAGGCTAATTACACTCTTTTCAAAAAGCGTATGCTAAGAGCCGGTCATGGAAAGAACATAGTTAGAGTGCGTGATTTGTCTGATGAAGCGCCCGATATGCAAATGATTCTGGATGATCTCGATGTCTTGGAACGTGAAGGCTTCAAACCGCCGTTAATCATTATTGACTATGCGGACATGCTTCAACCTCGGGATAAGTACCCTACTGAGCACGCCGGTCAGACAGAAATCCATAGGGAATTATCTCGTTTGGCTAAGTCGCGCAATGTTGCAATTTGGACGGCCTCGCAGGTTGGACGTAAAGGTTTGACGATTGCGGATAAGAGTATTGCAGCATTGCTTGCCGATATTCAAGGTGCTTTTGCTAAGGCATTCACAGCGACGTTTGTGGTATGGAGCACGCAGAAGGCACAGATGCGAAAGCGTAATGAAAGCATCTTCTTGATGGTTAAGGCTAGACGTGGTAGATATGCTGGACATCATTTCTTTGTGAACTATGACTATGCGCGTTCTTATTTCCGTGCAGCAAAAGATGCTGACGATGAGGGCGATGAGGATGGTGCATTTACAAATGCCAATACCTATGAACGCGATAGCATCTATAACGATCCTTTTGATAAAGAAGAAAATGAAGAGGATGATGATTTTAATTACCGGTCGAGACGCCAATGAGCGCATTTGATCAAATGTTGCGACATTGGGATGTGGTGCGCTTTTTGCGTCGGCATGGTTTTGAGATTCATTTGACCGAGACCGGCGAAGCACATGTTAAATGCCCTGGTTGTCATGATCATAAAGCACGCCTCTATATCAATCGTCGTTCCTTCAATTGGACTTGTCACAATTGTTCGGGCAAGGGCCGTGGCGCGCTTAGTTTTGTCAAATGGGTGCTCTCTTGCGATGAAGACAAAGCTATAAAGGCTATTGTGATGACAAAAACAGTAGCTATGCGGTACGAGACAGATGCGGAAGAAGAGCCTTCAAAATCGCATACTGCTGAAGAGCCGTTACCGTTAGGTTATCGTGCCCTTGAATTGCCTATGGACGAGCGCTCCACACCTTATTGGGAATATGTGCTGAGTAGAAATATCACGCCCTCAATGGTGCGGCAGTATGGTCTTGGCTACTGTCGATATGGGCCTTATAAGGGACGAGTAATCATTCCAGTGAATATTTTTGGTGTACGGCGTGGTTGGGTAGGCCGATCTCTTAGTGATACTGTTGCACGTAAGTACATGAACCCTGATGATGTACATACGAGCCGCCTTCTTTTCAACATAGACGCTGTGATCGCTAGTGGTTCGGACAAGGTGATATTAGTCGAAGGCGTATTCGACGCTTTGCGACTTCCAGATACTGCTGTATGCACCTTCGGGAAGAAAATCAGTATTCAGCAGATCGAGATTCTTCGTGAGGCTGGTTTCCGTAAGTGGGTATTTTGTTACGATGGAGACGCTATTGAAGATGCAGAGTATTTTAGCGAGCGTATGCCATCAGGTGTTCAATGCTATAAAGTCGAATTGCCGGAAGAGTATGATCCAGGAAATGCTCCTATGAGAGTGCTCACTCAGGCGATAAACAATGCGAAACTATGGAATCGTGTATCAGTTTGAGGTAGCATATGCCACGAAAATCTAAGCAGGAAGCACCGCCGACGATCACATCTTGGGCAGAATTTCGCCGAACTCTTGGTCTGCCTGAATCGCTTCAACTTCGCGCGCATGGTAAGTGCTACGATTGTGGCGCTGATCTCTCACCAGGGCCATGCGGCTTTTGGCATTCACGAGTGATTGAATACGGACGTGTTGGTTATCCAGTAGAATTTTGTTGTAGGTGTGCCGGTCATGGCTAGACGAATTATCATTCCCGATCCTACGCTCAAGTATTGGCGTGTCAAATTGACTGAAACGATTGGTCTCTTAACTGTGGAAGGTTGGATTCGCCACATATGGGCAAAGTCCAAGGAAGAAGCGGCAACGAAAGCGCTTCTGTTTCATATGCGGAAGAACCCTGGTAGCAGACCGCATCTTCAGGCAGTGGAGCTTGAACCATACTCGCACCCCATTCAAATCTAGGGGGTTGACTCTAACAAAAGCCCGATTTACATTGACAAAGAAGGGAACAGATGTCCGATACAACTAAGCCGACCAATCCCAAAGATGCTTTAGGCGCTGATAAGGTGCCACTGAGCCTCTGGCCAGAAACCGCGACCATATTAGGTGCAATGGGTCTTTTAGATGGGATGCTCAAATATGGCCGTTTGAATTGGCGTGCAGTAGGGGTTCGAGCTTCCATCTATGAAGATGCGGCTCGTAGGCACCTTGCTGCATGGTTTGAAGGCGAAGATACTGATCCTGATTCTGGTCTACCGCATCTTGCACATTGTCTTGCAAGTCTCGCCATTATTGTGGACGCCATTGCTACCGGCAAGTTCCGTGATGACCGTCAAATACAAGGCGGTTATCGCGCTCTCCTTGATGAGATGACGCCGCATGTTAAGCGTCTCAAAGAGAGACATGCGAATAAGAATCCTCATCATTACACCATTGCTGACAATGGGAAGGATTTCGACAGTGCCTAATGTGGGAAAAACTAGAGCCACCGCTCCGATCTTCGATGATGTCTTCATCAATGACGAAGATGTGACCGAGGAAATTACAGATGTATTTCATAGGCTCAAAATCGATGCCAATAATCTGGCTGATGAGGCTGTAGATCATCCTTCGCTTTTCGCTCGAATTGCGGTATTGGCGGAAGAAGCGTCTAGTGAGGCTCGCTTTGCGCGGCGTCGTCTTGATCTTGCAAAGGCTGCATTAGATGGTAAGATTCGGCGTGAGTCTTCGGTAGATGGCGGTAAGAAGCCGACCGAACCTCAAATCGAGAATATGGTTGTGACTGATCCCGAAATTACAGATTTGACGGAAGCCTGGCTGGACAGTGAACGCTGTGCCGGTATTGTCAGCGCCATTCGTCAATCACTTACACATAGACGAGAGATGTTGGTCGAGCTTATGCGCGACCGTCGACATGAGAATGCGTCGTATACCACTAACGAATAGGAGGTAGAGTTGAATTCTGAACTTTTTTATGTGTTAGATGTTGGAGACGCCTTAGCCACCCCACTTAGTGGCATACTTCAACCCATGCTGGCAGGTATTGTGGGGCACTTAGTTTCGTTTGCACTTAATGGTGCGTTATGGATCGGCCTCGCAGCCGTTGCCATACGAATCGTTTAATAGAAAGGGAGAACACAAATGGCACTCAACGTAGGCAAGGTTAACGCAAAGAAAGCTGCTGAGACTCAGCATGAGATAGAGAAGGGTAATCGGCGTTATTGGACGCCGGATGAGGGCCGTAACGAGATACGCATCATGCCGCCGCCCGCCGATCATGATGAATACTTCTCGAAGGCTGGTTTTCACTACCAGGTCGGGCCAGACAATCGGATGTTCCCATGTCCGAAGCTTGGTGGAGCACGTCGTACTTGCTTCCTCTGCTCTGTATCGGACAAATTGAAGAAGTCGGATGACGCCGATGATGTAGCCGAAGGTAAAGAACTTCAGCCAACGAAGCGGTATCTCATGTCTGTTGTAGATGTGACGGCCCCGAAGGATCGCTTCCAAGTCTGGACGGCAGGTGTTAAGGCCTTCGCTGAGATTAACTACTACTTTGCTGATCCTGAATGGGGCGATGTGAGTGATCTCGAAGAGGGTTACAACTTCGTCATTAACCGTAAGGGTACGGGTCTTGGTACGGACTATAATGTGAAGATTGCCAAGAAGCCGTCTAACTTCGTGGACTTCTTAGAGGACAACCTTGGAGATGATTACTCCGAGGAAATGTTCGATGAACTTCCGGTTCTGGAAGAATTCTTAGAGTATCCAACGGATGCAGAAATGGAAGCCGCTTATAACGGTGTCGTGACTGCTGCTCGCGGGTCATCTAAGAATGAGGAAGAGGATGAGGAAGAGGAAGAGGAAGAGGAAGAGGAAGAA